GCATAAAGAACTCGTACTTGGCGGGATAAGTGTCCCACGCGGGGATGTCGCCGCTTTCATTTTTCGCAGTAACAACTTGAATGTTTTGCTGTACAATCCTTGCAGAATAAGGTGCGCCAACGATTTCGGCGAGTTCTTTGATTCCGTTTTCAATGCGGTTGTAATCCGTATAGCTCAGAGCGCCCTTCATTCCGGAAGCCCATTCTCGCTGCTCCTCTTCTGTCCATGTGCCAGTTCTGGCTTTGACAGCGATTTCTTTTACACGGTCAATATCCGCTTGTGTGCGGTCTGTAATCCATGTTGCCATATTTCGCCTCTTAAAAAATCAGTTTTCCCTCAGCATCAATAGCAAGAGACTTTGGGACGGTAAATGCAGGGTGAACAACATTATCGTACTTACGAGGGGTTTCATCATTGGTGGCGTAGGAAATTGTCTCTGCATTGGTATTCACTTGTAACGTAGAATCATACACGGCGTATGCATTTACAAGTTTGCTGACCAACAGAGGCCGCCAGTACTTGTTGGCGCTTGAACTTGTGCCAGCAATATCACGAAGCATCTGAAGCGAGTACAGGTAAGGAGTTCTCGTCCAAATAGATCGTCCTCTGCTGGAGCCCTCCATGTCAGAGGCAAGCATCGTTTTCAGGATTCCAGATGCATTTTGCAGGGGAGTGCCCTCGTTGTGCTTATAGCTCGGGCTGCTAGTTGTCCAATTCGGAGCATCAGAGCCTTCCGTGTCGTATCCAAACTCGTGGTGAGAAAGCAGAAAAATGCTTTTTGCCATCGTAGTCACTTTGCTACTGCCAGAATTGCAATAAGAGTCAGAAAAACCGGGAGTATAATAGATAGTCGTCTTGTCGATAGCTTGCTTCTGGGCGGAGCTGAACGAGTTGAAGTACTCTCCGTTGAGCCAGCTGTTTACGCTGCTGCTGGCGTAAGTAGACCATGTAGAGCTCCAAGCCATGATAGCCGCGTAGTGTTTTCGAACCAGAAGAGTTCGACCGGCTCCATTCAGCTCGCTTTCGTAGTCATGCTTTGCAACGATGAACTCGGCCACGTTGCCACCCTCATTCATAAGAACGGTGCTGCCTTCCGCAACATCAAACAGATTGTAAGACGCCGTAGCGAAGGAGCATTCTGCGGAGACGCCGCCTGCTGAAGCTGTGACAACAGCCTTGCCCGGAGAGTTCCACTTGACTTGGCAGGTGGATTTTCCTTCTGCATTCGTCAGAACGTGAAGGGAGACGATTCCTTCGGGAGAAGCTGCCCAGTTGATTTTAGGAGAGTCAATAGAAGCAGGGGAGAGGGTGGCAGACAAAATAACGGACTCGCCCCAATCGAGCTGTTCGCTGGTATGGTCAAGAGACATAGCCTGAGCATCTGCCATCATGTACCCCTCTACAGTACCTTTGAAACACCCATTGAAAGTATACTTCACATTGGTCGCCAGCAAGACAGCATCGTAATTGAACTGATGGTGAATCTTTACAATATCAAGAGCATCAATAGTAGGGCTTGCCCGATAGGTAAGAGAAGCCTTGCGACGGTTAGAAAGGACTCCATAAGACTCCGTAAGGGCGTTCCTGGATTTTGCAAGGATGTCCTTTGTGAGCATAACATTGCTCAGAGTCTGGCTCACGCCTTTGCCCGAAGGATTTTCAGGATAAGCGTAGGTGGCATTTCCTACGGTGGTCACTACGTTAAGCATATTCTGGGCAAAGGTGATTTCCGGCCAAGAATAATTGTTCAGTACTGGAATGTCCAACACGGGGTTGGAGGCATCGGAGCCGTAGACTCGGTTGATTTTTATCACGCCATCACGGGTCTGGTACAGAGCCATTCCAGCCGCATTGGCCGCAAGCTGCAAAATATCAGAATTGTGATAAGTAGACTCATCGCTTGTAATGTCGGTGGAGTAATTTTTCAGTTCATCCGAAATATCAAAGGTAATTTCATCCGCTTCCAACAGCTCCAAAGCATCGTAGCACATCTCATAGAGCGTGCCGTATTTTCTTCCGGTGTACTTCGTGCTGGATAGATACAGGAAAGCGTCTCGCGCCTGAAAGGATGCCTCAATGCTGTTGGCAGGGACGCTCCACTCTGACAGGAAGAACATTCCTCCGCTCACCCATTCGGTCTTCCCGTCAACATCCATTCCATAACGAACAGTGACAGGCTGGCGCTCATAGATGTACTTGTAAATTCCTTGAGGGTTTACGGAGTCCCATGTGCGGTCGCTGTTGTCGAGGCTAAAGGAAATCGACTCCTGAGAAAGCTGCCCGGAGATAGGGTCTCTGGCAGAAGAATGGCTGTAAGACAAGATTTTGGTCTTGTCAAATACCAGATACCTTCCGATTTTCACTTGCTCGATCCTTACTCTTCGGTCGGGGAGACACCACTTTAGAACTTCAATCTCTACGGCATCAAACCCGGAAAGCTCAGCCTCAACATCAGAACGGACGGATTTGTTTCCGTTCACGGTCACAGTTTTTAGCTTGCTAGTTCCAAGGTATGCGCTGACCGAAAAATCCGTGGCGTACTCCCCGAATACTGTAGACCAGCAAATCGAAACGCCAGGAACGGAGGACTTGTTTTCACTTGGAAGTTCAAGCCGGATAACAGGATGGTTTGAATCGTCAAAAATCTCGGCACTCAAAAAACCAGTAGTTCCATACGGAGGAGAAGAAGGGACGATGCTACAGCTTCCATCAAGAACAGTAAGATTGGGCTCTCCTGTAGAATACCTCGAAATGGAAGCGTTATCAGAAAGTGCAATATTATGAAAGGTGGAGAACGGGGCTGCCGATGACGTGACGATGGTAGCTTTTTTATTGATGCCTGGCTCAGTGATTCCGCAGGTAATCTCCACAAAAGATTCCGGGACGAGGGTTTCATTAAATTTCTCTTTCCACTTATCGGAGACTTCAACCATGTATCATACCTCCACAAGAGAAAGTTTGCACCCTATCCACCCCATCACACCACCGGTTTTCGGCCCTCTACGCCACATGCCGCCGGTGCGGTCGGAGACATACATCTGACGGGTGGTATAACCGGCTGTGGCTTGATTGTAAAACTTAACGGTGCAGTAAAAATTTGTAGTGAAAAGGCTCAAGATGTCGGCCCACTGCCGCGCAGTGAGGTAGTTCCATGACATGGAGACTTTTGCTACATCATGCCGCACGACAGCGCCAACAACTTTACCCTGAACATTTCGTCCAGAGTCCACGATCGTGCTAGTCGTTCCCTCATAAGAGGATGGTTCCGGCAGCTCTACGCCATTCACCGTAACCAGTGCAGGAATATTGGCCATCTGAACCATCCTTTCTTAATAGGAATAAACTTCGGTACCCATAATAGACACGCCACGTTCTTTCTGCGTTTTTTCAACGGAAGCAGTGAGTTGCTTGCCATCAAGGTAAACTTTCACGTCCCTGCCATCAGAAATTTCTTCTCCGTAGCGCTGCCATATATCGAGGAATGCATTGTAGCAGCCATTGTACACAGCATCTCTCATCTCTTCGGAGTTTCCTCCGGCCGCAGAATAAGTTCCGCTGTAAGAAGAGCTAGACGTCGAGGAATTATAGCTGGAGCTTCCGACGTACTGAGATGTATCGCTGTAACTGCCGGTAGACCGGCTGCCGCCAAGTTTCGACACGATGCCAGCAATCGCAACTCCAAGGGTTGCGGCGGCGGCAAGGGCCACGATGCCAGCTGGAATGCCAAAAATCGTAGCACTGAGGGCAGCACCCACAGCAGAAAGCATTCCTGCCACTGCGGTTCCGATGGTGCTTACCAGACTTGCAAACCCGGCAAAAATCGTCGGGAAAGAGCTGAGTAAACCACCAGAGAGCGCCGCACTGATGGCTTTAGCTGCCGTTGCGAGAGGAGACTTCACGTTTCCGAAAGCCTGCGTAATGCCGGAAAGCATCGTCTGAGTTTCAGCGGAAACCTTTCCAAAGTTTTGGGTCAGATTGTTCACCAGATTTTTCCCAATGGTAGCAGCGGTGTTTAGCAGAGAAGAAGCTTGGCTTTTCAATTCTTTGCTTAGTCTGCTTACAAGGTCGCTTGCAACGGACTTGGCGCGTTTACGCTGCTCATCGCCCATAGCGCCCCAAATGCCAGCGGCAATGGTAGTGCCGACCGTTTTCCAATCTCCGCTCTGCGCAGCCTGAATGAAGGTCTGCACCGTACCGAAGAAGTTGGTTTTGAGGTTGTTATCGAGTTCGGCCCACTTAGAGTCTAGCCCGGAAATGATGCTGTTGACGTAGCTTGTGCCGCAGTCAATGCCATAGTTCGCCATCTCTTCGCCCTTGAGCTTGGTGGCGTCTACAAGTTTATTCATAGCATCGTTGACATAACCGAGAGAACCAGTGATGCCGTTTGCAAGGCCTTGAACGACGTAGCTGCCAATTCCTTCAAACCACTTAGAGGGAGAGTGAATATCAAGTTCATCTTGAGCGGTTTTCTTGATTTCATCGGTCAACTGTTTGGTCGCGTCATTTGACACATTGGTGTTCCCTGTGATGCCCTTCGTGATGCCATCAATAATGTTTTTGCCGACGCTTAACGGATTAAACTTAGAAACTTTATCAATCAGTTTTCCGAACCACGTTACAGCGTCTTTGATTCCATTGATTACATCAGCAATCAAGAGAACAAATTTTTCCGCAAAGTTTCCATTGGCGGCGATGGCAAGGCGGTCTGATTCGTCTACGCCTTTAATAATCCATCCAATAAACACGCCCATGTCGTGGATAACTTGCGCAAGAGACGCGATTGCACCTTCAAGAAAATTTCCATTCATCTGGATGTCAAGCATTTCCGTTTCAGAAACGCCATTTTGAATCCATCCGATAAGAATTGCAAAATCATTGATAAGATTTCCGAGAGCAGTTATGATGTCTGCCACTGTTTCGGCCGCAATCGTGCCGAAATTTACGAAAGCATCGTGCCAATCAGATTTCAGCTGAAATGCTTCTGCTTCGCTTTCACTGCCAAGACCACGCACGGCGACAGAGACGGCTTCAAAGCCAAGAACTGCAAGGCCAGCAACGGGATGCCCGCTAATAGTCAAACCGATTCCGATAAGCGTCATGACCAAATCGCCCAAATCGAGGTCAAGGTCTTTGACGACTTTTTGAATTGTCTCGAATGCAGTAGAGATTTTCCCCTGCCATTCCTCAGGAATCAAATTCCAAATCGCTTGACCGAGATTAGAAAGAGCTTCTTTTAGCCATTTGATAGACTCGCCAAGCTTCCCATCAGTCAAAGAGATATTCCAGCCTTGCGTAAACCCAAGACCCGCAAGGTAAATCAAATCTTTGATACGGGCTAAACCTTGCCGGAAATTTTCGCTGTTTTGATAAAGTTGAACAAATCGACCAACGATAAGGGCGACCGTCCCAGCTACTAGAAGTAGCTCTGGATTAAGACCACCAACGATTTTCCCGAGCTTGTATGCCCAATCATGAGTGTCTTTCAACGCAGTAAGAAGCGCATTCCCGATAGTCCATGCGGCAAAACCGGCGCCGATAGCAGCAACAATAGGAGCAAGTTTGCGAAGTTTTTCCTTGATTTCATCCACAGCGTTGCCGACATAGTTCTTGAACATATCGTAGCCGGACAGGTCTACATCGCCCAAGATGTTGCCAGCAGATGCGCCGCTGCCAGAGCCAGAGCTTCCCTGTGTGGGGTCAATGATGTTCAGTTCATCAAAGCCCATCGTGTAGTCCTTGAGGGCTTTGGCGGCTTTCTTGGTGGAGTCTGCCGTGTCATCCATTGCATCACCGATACCGCCAACGCCGTCAGCGCTCTTGGTAAAATCAGTGAATACGACCTTTACGCCCATCAGCTTTGCCGCCCACTCAACAAACTCTCGAATGAGCTGAACAGCGGCAATCAGCGGGGGGAGAATGGATTTCAGGGCAGGGTAAAGCAGAGAGCCAACAGACTTCGCCAGCATATCTAACTGCGCTTTCAGAATCTTAATCTGGTTCGCAGGGCTTTGAATGGTCTGCGCAAGGTTTCCCTGCACGTTGGCAGTCTGCTTCATAATGGCGATATAACGCAGAACCGCTTTATCTGCCTGAGACAAGCCGGAAACCTGCTTGTTAAAGCCCAAAGCAAGAAGCTCTTGCTGCAACCGTGCCTGAGACAGATCAACGCCCAAACGGCGAATGGGTTCAATCTCGCCGGAGATGGCGGAGGACATTGCGGTAAAGGTCTCTGCAACGCCCTTGTTCCAATAGGAGCCTTCGTCATAGGCAAGCTGAGTCAGGTTCTTAGACAGAACGTATGCTTTGTCGCTGGCCAAACCAAACGAAGTACCCAAGCTCTGGATGGTAGCAATGTAAGTCATCGCTTTGGTCGGGTCAACACCAAGCAAGCCCTGCATCTTGCTAATGAGCGTATCGGCTTCACCGCTCAAATTTCCCATAGCATTATGAAACAGGTCTGTCGCTTCGTAAAAGTCATTGAATTTCGCAACAGCTTTGCCAAGATACTCAGCAATAGCTTTCAGCGAAACCAGCTTTTTCGCAGACAGCATGAAGCCATTCAGCTGGTTGGACAGGCTGAGATAGCTTTTTTTCTGTCGTTCGTTGGCAGCAGTCACACGGTTTGCCTGTGTGACTACCTTGCTCAACTGCGGCGGCAGCTTTGCAAAAGCGTTGCCAACCTTGTCAAGCTGAGATGCAAGGGGAGTAAGGGCAGTAGAAATCTTCTGGCAAGAACTTGCAAAAGAATCAAGGTCAGTCGCTTTTAGCTTGTCGGTCAGGTCGGGAACCTTTCCGATCGCATTGAAAGCACTGCCAAGAGCTTTAAGGTTCGATGCGTCCAGAATAGACAGCGGAGCCAAAGCGTTAGTGAGCTGAGTAATGCTTCCAGACATGGAGTAAAAGTCCACGCCGTTCAAGCCAGACACAGCCGTAGGAATCTTCTTGATTGCATTCACGACCGTGTTGATGCTTTTTGTGCTTGCGGTCGGGTTGACGTTGGAAAGTCCATTTAGAAAGCTGGTAATTTTGTCCAGCCCGGACATTCCAGCGGATGCCTGTTTCAGTGTTGCAATGGAACCTGCAAGCTTGTCAAGGCTGTTCACAACCTTTGTGACGTTGCCCTTTGTGCGCAAATTAGAAATGGCGGTAGCGAGCTTGTCGATATTAAGCTCTGCGCCCTGCGATTCCGCAGAAATCTCTACGGATAAGCTCGTAATATCAACATCAGCCATCACTACCACCATCACTTTCCATCATAGAGAACATCATTCTCTTGATTCGCTCCTGCGCCTCAACTGCGCGTTGGTATTCATACTCGTCTTTTTCCTTTTGAGTAAGGGGAATCGGCCTATCCATGTACTTGATGGGGCTAGACCCTTTCTTTCGGAACATATTGCCAACCGTAGAGGAAAGCGCAGATGCCATGTAAAAGCCATTTCTCCACGCTTCTGTGTTGGCTCTGCGTTCCCGCAGCTCCTCTGCGTCACGGTAGACCTTCGCCAGCCAGACATCGCCGTGCCAGAACTGGTCGTATGTCATGCCGATGGAGATGTAATAGGCTTCTACATCATGGAACAGCTTGGAGAAGGAAAACGGTTCTCCCTCTCCGTCTGGTTCCTGAGATTGTGCGGTTACACAATCTCCCACGTTGCGTTTTTTGCGGTTTTGTCCTCAGTATCAGTTGCCAGCAGAGACTTAGAAGCGTCCATGAACATCTCAAGCAGCGCAGCCATCAGCTCTTCCTTCTCGTCGATGTGGGCAAACATTTCGTCCACGACTTTACGCTTGATACCACGATTCCGGGCGATAAACGCGCCGTAGAACAGGGCACGGGAATTGGAAAGCAGGTTGGTCATCTGGGTGTACTGGCCAATCTGAAAGCCTGCACGTTCGGTAGCTTCCACGCTGTCACGGGTGAAAGTCAGCTCGTAAGTATTCTTGCCATCGGGGGAATGAAAATTGATAACCTTTGCAGCCATAATAAATGCTCTCCTTTATAAATAGGGGCAGAACCAAATCTGTTGTTCAGTTCCGCCCGGTTTGATTGATTCGATTTTTGCAGTTTAGCCGCCAGCAACAGTCAGGGTCTCGCTGAACTCAGGCTTCTTGGTGAAGATGCAGTTGATGGTCATTTCCACAACCTCGTCCACGCCAAAGCCGGACAGCCCAACCTGATGCATACCCTGCCAAGTGAAGCCGGAGCCGTCCTGCATCTTCAGGGCGTAGTACTTCACAGCGTTGCTCTCGGAAGTCTCATCGTAGCCAGCTTCCTTGACCTTCTTGTAGTCAGTCTTGTTGTAGTTGGCGGTAAAAGACTTGGTATCAGACTGGATAATGCCAAAGATGTTGACTTGCATGGGGTCAGACAGAGTGGTGGCATCCAGAAGGTTCGGCTCAGAGATCAGGTCGGGTACATCCTTGATGTCGCACAGCTTCGTCAGAGCGGTTGCGCTGTCGCCACAATATAGGGTGGTATTCAGACCGGAGATAGCAGTACTCATAGAATGTTTAACTCCTTAGTTTCGGTAAATCATTCCGTCCTCTCCGATTGTTGCCCCGTAGCTGCAATCAATCCGATAGACGGAATTGTTGTACAGCCCATTCAACGGGGCAAACGATTTGCGATAAAAATTGAGCGGTTCCAATACAGAATCCACGATCCCAACGATGGAACGAGCTTCTGCAATGCGTCCGCTTGTTTTGTTAGAGTAGACACGCACACGCAAGGAAACGGCGGCGTACTTGCTTCGGCTGGCAGAATCACGATGAACCGGGAGATTGCTGTTTTCCTCTATCTGCACACATGGAAACTTTTTGACGTTGCTGTCATTGATTTCGCCAGTGACGAAGATACCAGGCACTTGCTTTCGCAGTTCCTTGGCAACAGCTGTAAAGATAGAATTGAAATAATCAATCAACTATTCCAAACCTCCCTCCACGTTGCTTCGACTTGAGAAGCCATTTCCTCAACAGCTCCCCACATAGCCATAGCTGGCTCGTTGCCGCTGGTGTAATTCAACTGGCCTTTACCATCCACCTGTTTGACAGGCGTGCCAGCATTGCCGGATTCTCCGTAGTAGTACCATCTGCGGTTTGCGCCTTGCCCTTTGCCGTAGGAGCCATGCGCACCAACACCGGGCGGTAGTTCGCCGCCATATCCGTTGTGATGTGCGCCAGTGCCAAACTCGATAAAGGCGACCGCTTTGCCTTCTGCAACGATGGTGCAAGTCTTGTCTTTTTGGTTAATATGGCATTTCACGTCATTTGAGCCAGCGTATTCCGCATTAGCGAAACGCACCTTTGCGACTTCAAGCCCCAGCCACGAAAGGCGAAAAGCAAACGCTCTAGCTTTCTTGTTCAGGGTGGTCTTGTACTCCTGTATCTGACGTTCCGCATCACGGAGTCCGGCATCGCTCAACCTCACTTTAATTTTCACTTGCAGCCACCTCTTTTAGCGCATACAACGTGTCTGTAATATGCTCTGCGACTTTGACCACAGTGTAATTGAAGGGCTTTGAAATGTCCGTCTGAAACCAGACGTGTGTACCTTCATAAAGCGGTGTGTTGCGCTTTTTGCTGGACGAGCTGACAACGTAGCTATAATCCGTAAATGCTCCAAAAGGGCTTGCTTCCGCAGAACCAGTAGGCGGGCTGACATTCAGCATCAGCTTTGCGGGGTCGCTCCACGTCTGCGATGTTTCGCCGGTTTCGTTTCCCCACTCGTCCACAACAGGCGTTTTCTCGCCAACAGGGTTTGAATACCACAGCGGGCGTTTATCCAGCGGGCTTCCATTGAACATCAGCCGATAACACCTACTCTCGGAACTACTTCATTCAACAGGGACTGCGCCACATCGGAACTTTCCCACACACGAGTAATGCCGTTGTTGGTATAGCTCGTCTGCCCGTTTGCGCCGATGTGGTTGTACAGTTCCGCTGCAATGCGTATCTGCAACGACTGATATTGCAAGGGCAACTCGTCCGGTCTGTTGCCGAAGGGGTAGCCCTGCGCAAATATCTTGTCTTTGGCGAAATCAAGCAGCAGGTCGAAGAGTGGGTAGTCCTCGTCCGTGATTTCACGGTCAAGTGCAGGAGCGATGTACTGCCCCAGCTTGACTGCCGCTTCGGAATACTGGTCTCCCATGCTGCTTTCCTCCTTTCGCCTTAGTAAGCCTTGATGCAGTACACAGCGTCCATGCGCTCAAAGGACGGCAGGACGATTTCGGAGACGTAGATGTTGGTGTTGACGGGATGCGCGGTCTGCTCGGTGGTAACAGCAACGCCAGTGTTCACAACGGAAACCTGTGCGTTGGAGATGCCAGCCATCAGGTCGGCTTCCTCAGGGGTGGCAACATAGTACATATTGCCCAGAGAGCCAGAAGGAGCCAGCACGACATAGCCATCAGGCAGATACTTCTCAGCAGCTGCGGTTTCCTCCGGCTTGTACATCTTGTCGTACAGATGGATGCGGATGCCGGAGGCGCTTTCGACAACGGAACGTGCTTCGGAATCAACCAGCACAGCGGTGGCGGTCTTCATAACCGTCAGGAACCGGTTCTTGATTTCATCCGCAGCAATCATCTTGTGGAAAGTGTTGGTGTTCATGTAGGCATCAGTGATAATCTCACCAGTGTTTGCCAGCACGGTGTTTGCGGCAGTGGTCATCGTGGCAATGGGGGTTGCAGTAGTAGGAGCATCCCACTTCTCCTTGGTAGCCAGAGCCTTGTAATTGGACTGCTGCCAAGTGCCGTCAGGGTCGTAATCATAGACGTAACTCACGCCGTTGGATTCGATGGAGATGCCGGGCTTGCCAGTCTTAGGAGCCAGAAGCTGCCACACCATTCGCTCAGGCACAATGCGAGCACCGGTAATAAGCTGTGCGGTATCATCGTAGACACGATTGATAACGTCTGCCGCAAACTCCTGATTGGTAGCCAGAACAGAGATAATCTTGCGGCGGTCTTCCTCGTCAATGTGAGTGCCCTCACGGAAGAACGGCATACTGGTCTCGGTCATCTTGATGCCCTGACGAGTACGGAACGTAGCCTTAGTGTCGAACACGCTAGGCTTCAGCGAAACGCCAACGCCCTTGTGACCACGCAGCCACTTCAGTTCCATGCTGACCTTCTTACGGGCAGGGAACAAAGCATCAGAAGCATAGGGCTGCGCATTGGTCGGGTCATTCGTCCAGTAGGCGGCAATCGCAGCAGGGGAGAAGATTTCATTCAGATTCAGTGCCATAATTTAGTCCTCCTTACTCGCTCTTTGCGCCAACATCGGTACGGCAGAAAACGGCGGGAACAGCCTTTTTCAGAGCGGCAATATCGTTTGCAGAATAGGTAAAGCCAGACAGCTTTGCCTTGTCCACATCAATAACGCCCTGAATCAGCAGTGCGCCATTGGGGTTGACGGCAGGGTCAACGGTGTGCAGCAGAATGCCAATGGCATCGGTAGCCGCATCGGTAGCGCTGGTGCCAGTGGTGGCAGCAGCTTTCAGACCAGTCTTTGCCATAGGATAGCCAGCCGGAACAGCATTGGTCTCCTTGACGGTAAAGGGAATGGCAACGTAGGTATCAGCAGCCAGAATAGTGCTTTCAGGAGCCGATACCGGAGTATTGGTGTACTTCATGTTTTCCTCCTTAATGGAAAGCGGTCATTGCGTCACTCGATGCCTTGTTTGCGTCTGCACGCTCCTGTGCGAAGCGTTTAGCAAAGGCGACACCTGCGCTATTTGCGCTGTTACCATTGCCATCCGCACCCGGAGGCGTTGGCATATCCTTCAGCAGAGAAGCCTTGTATGCGGTGTCATGGGCGGTCATAAACTCCGACTGGAACTTAAACACCTTGTCCATGTCACCGTCAGCCAGTGCAGATGCAGCCTTGCCAGCCAGTTCAGCGTCATAACCCTGTGCAACGAACTTCTCACGGTAAGATGCAAGGGTCTTTTCCTTGACGAGGTTCTCCTTGTCGGCAGTCAGGGATTCAATCTGCTTCTGCATTTCTGCCAGCTTGTCAGCCTGTTCCTGTGCGGCGTTCTCGTCATCAGTACGCTTTGCTTTGAGCTGCTTCTTGTACTCGGCAGCTTCACCATTGGCTTTCGTCACGGCGTTGCGCAGCTTCTCAATCTCTGCGTTAGGGTCTGCAACCTTTTCAAGCGCAGAAACAATTTCATCGGCGGTCATGCCCTCTTTGTAGGCATCGCCAAGTAACGCTTTGTAGTTCATATTGTTAATTTCCTCCTGCGTTTTTTTACCGTTGCTTCCCTGCAACGCTGCGAAATTTGTATCCCGGCTTCCCTGCCGGAATATATCAGCCCGCTTGTGCGGATTGATTTTTAGTTGATTAGTTCCCCTGCGCCGTTGTAAACCAGTTCTGCTTTCGCAACATCAGGAGCGGCGAAAACGGTCGGAACAAGATAGACCGGAACGCCATACAACTTTGCAGCATCAATTTCCACAGTGCAGCCGTTATACTGAAAGGCGTTATCGCCGCAAATGCCGATAAAATAATCGGCCTGTGCGAGAAGTTCAATGCTCTTGCCAAGATACCAAAGCCCTTCGGTTTTACACTTAGGCGGGTTATCTTCAATATAGGTAGGGATAACCTCAAGGCTTTCACCGTACACCGCTTCGGCAATCTTGTGCAAACGGTCAAACGTCATCCGAATATTTTCTTCCGACCGATTCTTCATCGGGCAGGAAATAAACAGCTTCTTCATTTTTGCTCTCCTTCCTTTGCATTAGTCTGTTCGCCAACCATTTTGCCGTTGTTGGCAATATGGTCTGTCGGCTGTTCCTGCGGCTTCGGTGCTTTCCCGTCATTGCCCAGCTTGCCAGCGGCAATCAGGAAGGGCTTGCTCATCTCATAAGCAGCCTGCGGGTCAGGGAACAGACCGGGCGTAGTGAACGCTAACTGCGGATCAATCGGTTGCTGAATCATCTGCGCAAAAATCTGAACTTTGCTCTGCTGATTGTCGTACTGGCGGCGTGGCAGTTTGATGTTGATGTCACTTGCCATCAGCTTAGAACCAGCCGTGTCACGCAGGATTTTCAGCATCACAGACAGGCTCTGACGTTCAGCGTACTTGAACATATTCTCGTACTGCTGCGCTCTTGCTTCGGTGTGATTCCAGCCGTTACGAACGATAACTGCGCCCACGTTGTCGGACGTTGCGTTCTCGCTGCCAGTGGCACTAGGCATAGCGGTCAGACTGCGGTACACGTTCAACATGGAATCAAGCAAGGTCTGGCTTTGCTGCTGGTCAAGCTCGTTTGCAATCTGAGAAACAGAAGCGGGCAGACCAGAAGTGGATTTCAGGCACATTGCGCCAAGTTCTTTAACTTGGTCGAGCGCATCCTTATCCACAAGGCAGTTGGTAAACACCATGATGGACTGGATGAACTGTGCCACGCCGTCCAAACGGTTGCTTTCAAGGTCATTGATAGCATCCAGCACAGGGATAGCAGGTTCAAACAGACCCATCCGCTCCGGGTTCAGCTTATATTCGACCATCGGTAGCATTCCAAGAGAGTGGTTCTCAGACTTTGTGACCTTGCCGTTGTCAATTTCAAAGTACTGGTTTGGCGTATACACGCAAATCAGGTCGTTCAGGCCATTTTGATAATTGCGTGGGATGTGCAGCACGTTGGCGATGGGTTTGTGCCCGATGCCGGAGTTGTAAATCACATACGCCATGTCGGGGTCGGGAACGTCCACCAGCAGGGGCGTTTCGTCCGGGTAGTTGCCGCCATACCCCTTGTCAGGAAGAACGATGCGGTATCCCTGTCCGCACTCCAACATCCACTGCCAGAGCCGCCGATCAAGCGAATCTTTGCCCTCATACTGCAAGGCGTTGGACAGACGGGCGATTTCCTCACCGTCACCTGTTGCCGTTTCAGACCGCACATAAGAGCACGGGGTGCCGCTCATATAACCTGTGTAGAAGCCAACACACTCATTGGCGTGATTCTCTACAATGCGGTTTGTGATTTCAGCGTGGTATTCTTTCGTGCGGTGGAGGACAGGCTGACTACCCAAGTAGTAGTTGTGCAGAAAGCGAATCTCGTTCTTGTTCAACAGATGAATAGGCTCTGCCTTGCCCATGACAACTTTCAGCACATTCTCCCGATTGATTTCCGTCTCCGGCGTTTCAATCGGTCTACGTCCAGTCAGCGGATTATTCAAAAATCCACCAACAACTATCTGATGCTCAGCCATGTGTTCCCCCTTTCCGGCAAAATAAAAAGCGCAGCAAGAAAAGCCTGTTAAGGTCTATCTCGCTGCGCCAAAACTGCGCTTCAAAAGCTATTTACTTTTCAGGTGGATGGATGATTTTGACCCATCCTTCTTTTGTGTCCCCTTCGATAACGCCCTTGCATCTGTCGCACTTGAAATGGTATCGTCCGTCCACTTCGCCAAGATAGCGGTTGCAACGGACGTTCTTATAGATGGGGTTCTGCCGGATACAAGGGCAACAGATTCTAACTAGCATGAGTGCTCCTTTCGTTGGATTTCTGAAAACAGGCTGTTTGGCACAGACCCGTCAGAAGCCACCGGGAAACTGTTCGCGCTTCCGGTCGTGCTATTCTCTGTCCAGAGAAAGCCATTGCAGTCTTTACATTCAGTTGTCGGACAGACGTTTAGCTGCAATTTTAGATGCGGGGGCTGGATTTGAACCAGCGTCCTCCAGCTTATGAGGCTGGCGAGCTACCATGCTGCTCTACTCCGCCATAAACCCGGCTTAATTGATCAACCGCTGCTCTTTGCAATGTCATGCCTAACCATTGCATCGAGAGCCGGGAATAGCGATGGAGGTTTGAATAAGAAAGGAACCAAAAAAATGAGAATGTGGTTGTGCTGCGTAACGGAATTGAACCGTTGCTTGCCAGAAGAGGGGGAGTATTCTGACATTCCCAGCCAGCAGGGAACGCAACATATAAACCCGGCGAATGGAAAGAGTGAAAAGCATTCGCCGGTAAAGGAGGAACACGCTCATTGACACGAAAGCGAGTAAAAATGACAAAACCTCGCTATGCCGGGCTATTCCTTAGAGGAAGCTGCAAAACTTCCTGTGTACATTATAAGCCTTGTCAAGTGGTGAAATCAAATAAATAGACCCAGCGAACACAATATATTGTGTTTTTAATCAAAATGGACGCTTAACAGGCTCGATTTTACTGATTCCGTTGTAAAGTTCATCGGCAAGCTGCGCCAGACTATCCGGTGCATCATCGTGCGGAACTTTGCCAAGCTGTGTGAACATCGTCACCTGCTCCATGAACGCTTTGTACTCTTTCGACTGATGTTTCTCGTCAAGGAAATAGAACCGCTTGATGTCCGGCGCATACTGGATGATTCTGGACAGCTTGCTTTGTCCGCTCGGCGCGCGCTGGCTACGAACAGAGCAGTGATACCCCTGCTGCCGGAGCTGGCTGTCTACTACGTCGCAATATTCGTCACCGCCGTTGTTGGCTTCGCCACGCACCACATTGATTTTGTGATGGATGATTTTGCCCACGACTTCCGGTCTGGTCACGGTCTTATCGCCGTTGTTGAACACAAGGTCAAGGATAAACACAGCATCTCCGTACATATAAGCGATAGGACAGGCGGTAAAGTCACCGCCACCCCATGCAATATCCATGACCATGAGCTTGCGATCAGGCTCTCCATCGGGAAGAACGCCGTTGAAATACCGCAGTTCATCAGCAGGGAACAGCAGACCTTCACGCACATAAGGCTTGCCCATGTACTTTGCCCACCATGTTGCATCGTCAATGCTGGATTTCATATCGGCATAGTAGGCATCGTCAAATCCCACACCGTAGTCATAATTGAAATTGCTGTGTCCGTTCTCGTCCACAGCGGGAATCACCCGAAATCTATACTTTGGATTGTCTGCGTACTGGTTCTGGATGCGTCCCAGAGGGTCAAGCACGTTCCAGCGTGTACCGACCATCAGTTCCAATGCGCCCTGCTTTTTACGGTCTTTCAACTGGTTCAAGTAGGCATCGTACTTGTTGTTCAGGCGCTCAACGTTCAGACTTTCCTCCAAGTCCTCGATCAAGTCATCGCTGTACAGAACGCCGCCCTCACCGATTTCAACAGCACCAGTCAGAGTGCCGCCGATTGAGCGGCAAGTCAAGGTAGGAAAACGCTTCTTTCGGTTCAGGTCAACGCTTTCGTCCTTTGCACTTTTGTCCACAAGCTGAACGTCAGGGAAGATTTTGCCCCAGTTGTAGGTCACGGGGTCGGTGATAATGGACAGCACTTCGCCATAGAAGCCGTTGGTCAGCTTGTCAGAGTGCCCGCTCATAACCGATGCAACGTCAGGGCGGTTGCCCATCAGCCATGTGATAAAAAATATACAGAGCGTACTTTTTCCAGTTCTCGGAGGTTGACTTACTCCCAGAAATTCTACACGATGGAAAAACAAGTCCTCTAGGTCACGAACCAGCGTCAGAAGCACCTTTCTTCTCGGCTGATAGAACTTCTTCTCTGGCGCACGGTTCCATTCAAGGTAGATGCAATAGCTGTCGAACACGTCCTTTGCTTCAAACAGGTACGTCCGGCCGATAATATCATAGACCTTTGCCACGTCCTCGCCTGTTTTCATCTTGCCCATCATGGCTGCACAGACTGAACGCAACTCACCAGAGTATTTGTAAGCATCGAACCGCTTGTCTTGCGGCATGGCATCTCTCAGGTTCACTACCGCCTGAAACCAGTCCTCATAGACCTGTGCTTCGGTCGGATTCTGCTTTGCATACGCTTTGATGCTGTCAATGATGGAGATACACTGTTTTGGCTGCATAAAAAAATAGGCACCCCCTACCTGAAAATGTAAAGAGTGCCTACAACTGCACAAAAATCAAATATTCGGTTTTATAATGCGATTCCAGAAATTTTATTTCTCAAAATCAATTAAAAGAACTGCCCGACCGTTTCTAACCCTTTTTCTACCTTCTTCATTATGCTGTTTTCGGAGAGATACTCCATGCCTTTCAAGGTAATCTGCGGGTGAATCGGTTCTACAATATGTGGGAACTTGTTCGTCAGGTCTTGCGTGTAGACCAGACCGCGAATGAAACCGTTCATTTGCAGTTCAATCATAATTTGCTCCCAGTCAGAGACCTTCATCTTCATCGCCTTTGCGGAGATAAGCTCATAGTCAAATTCTTCATCGCCCTTGTGCTTATCCAGCAGTTTGAGAATCTTGTAAATGGCATTAAAGTTGTCCATAAGCTACTCCTTTCACCTGTTCTGTTCAGCAATCCGATACCATGTCTGGCGGGTCACGCCAAGCTGCTTGGCAGCGTCCGTGACCGTGAGAATGCGCTTCTCAACCTGCTCATGGAGAACGTCAAAGAGGTTTCGGTCATACTCGGTGGGTTTGCGGCCTTCCCTGTAATCGGGGCGCTGACTGGCAATCTTCTTACCCTCTCTGGTGCGTTCAACAATCATGTCACGCTCAAACTCGGCAAATGCAAGCATCACCGTGCGAATAACTTTGCCAGTGGGGGAGTTGTTCATAACGCCCATGTTCAGGATATTCACTGAAACACCCTTATCAATGAACTGGTCTATCAGTTCAAGACCATTCTTAGCGGAACGGGCAATACGGTCAAGTTTCGCCACGATCAGCGTATCTCCCGGCTGGATTTCAGCCATCAGCTTGTCCAATTCAGGTCGATGCAGCTTCGTGCCGGTGTAAACATCCGAAAAGATTTTCTGTGCTCCGTTGGCTTTCAGAAGTTCTGACTGGGCTTCAAGGCTGTTGCCGTCAATCGCCTGACCAGCGGAACTGACACGAGCGTAACCGTAAATCATTCAGAATCACTGTCCCTTTCATTCGGAAACATCTTCTTTGTATTTTTTAGCGCCTTTGCATCCATTTCTTCATTTGTAAGAACATACTCATTATCAAGGTAAGTCCGTGAACCTCTTGGGACTAAGACAACATCATACTTTAACACATCCGAAAACTTCAATAGGTTTTCATACGAAATCCTATTTCTACCAAGAACAGTCGATGCGACGTGTTTACTCTCATAATTGAGCTTTTCATTTAATTCTCCAACGCGAAGAGGGGAATTTTCAAGAATCCTTTTCAATGCTTTGTTTGCGTTCATTTTTATGTCCTCTCTTTCTGACCTTATTATATCTCAAAAGAGAGACATTTGTCAAGACGCTTTTGAAATTTTGCGGTTTTACTATCAATAGGGTCACTTTTTCATCAACACTTTTTTGTGTTAGTTTACAGCTTGTATAATTATCGTGTTATCAAGTTTTACTATAAATTTCCACCCCAATTCTAACACATTAAAGTGTCAAAACCGCTATCAAAAATGTACACTAAAACGTGTTTTAACGTACAAATTATACAAATTGGGCTGTTGACAACTATATACCAAGCGTCTATAATCTAAGACAGCAGAATACACGATGAATCAGCCAGCAACGGCAGATTTATCCTTTGTGGCATAAAAAAAAAAAATAGGCCGTCAGCATACCGACCAAAGTAGCACTGACGACCTATTCCACCACAAAACAGAAGCTGCGCAACCAAGGGCGCAGTCTCGGTTTCTGTCAATTATTATAGCAGAAGCAGACCGCTTCTGCAATAGAAAGGAGCAAAAAACATGAACTTTCCCACGAAAACCGAAGAATTTCTGAAAACCCTCACCCACGGCAAAGAGCCGACCAGCGAGGACATGGAGTACGCAGAAGCGCTGGGCAAGCTGTCCGAACTGAACTACCGGGCAGGGTACGAAGCAGGAGCAGCCAATAAGAACGGCAAAATCTGATGTCAACACTAGTGAACACAATATCTAGTGTATTTTTGATTGACATTCAGATATTTTGCAGTTACACTTATTGCACAGCAAAACGAAAGGGGGTGAATATGTATGAGTAGTCCTTACGCAGAGCGTTACGGTCACACCGTTACCATCAGCGTGACGGAGCGGCAGTTTGCAAGCTTGCAGGAATACTGCATCAAGAACCGGGTCTCCATCTCCGCTGCGTTCCGTGAAGCGTTCTTTACGCTGCATCCCATCCCGGAGACCGATGAAAACGAAAAATGATACGCTCGCTAAAGTTTGCCGACAGCAGCGAACGTATCATACACACTCAGAGAGTATAGCCCCTCTTTGGGTTATTATACCAGAGATGGCTTGCTCTCGCAAGACATAAGGGTAAAATTTTATGAACAATAGCCTTGAAACCATCCGAATCTTCTCCGAAGATGTTATCCCTGTGTACGACACAGACACAGGCGAGAAGGTTGTGCTGGGTCGGGAACTGCACGAAAAGCTCAAGATCAAGTCTCGTTATAATGACTGGTTTGCAAATATGTCCGCTTATGGGTTCAAAGAAAACGTCGACTATTCATCGTTTACTAAAAATCTAGTAAACGGCGGGCGCTCCATTGAGCACATTCTCAGCCTTGACATGGCAAAGCACATTGCAATGATTCAGCGGACACCGCAGGGCATGGAAATTCGCCAGAAACTGATTGACCTTGAGAAGAACGTGTCTATCAACCAGTTCGCAGGACTTTCTAAGGAACTGCAAGCAATCCTTGTGATTGACCAGCGCACCATGAAGCAGGAGCAGCGCATTTCTGCTCTTGAGAACACCATGACCATCGACTACAATCAGCAGCGTGTGTTGAAGCGTGTCGTGAACACGGTGGTCATCAACGCTCTTGGCGGCATGGACAGCCCGGCCTACAAGAGCCGCAGCGTCTCTCAGAAGCTGTTTATGGAATGCAACCGGGACATTCAGGACTGGTTCAATGTGAACAGCAGAAACAACGTGCCGAAGAAGCGGTTTGATGAAGCTGTCGAGTACATCAAGAAGTGGAGACCGTGTGCGAACTCCGTTATGTTGGTTCAGGTTACAAACGGCCAGACCCAGATGCCCATGTGAAAGGAGAACAACTATGCTTACCGCAGATAAGATTCAGGATATGGGGGAATACCTCAACTACGCTTTCGAGACCATGCTGAAGCTCTGGCGCACCGTTGACTACGGCGAGTGCGTCCACGAGCCTGTTATCGCCTGTGACGGAAAGGTTGTCGATAGCGGTCAGCTTTCCTTTGAACCGGACGAAAACGGCGAGATTGAGCCGGTTCTGCTCCGGGACAACAAGTGCATCATGCACGATGTGAAGTATTGGATGCCCTTGCCCAATGTTGAGTACCATCCCTATCACAATAAAATCGTGAAGTAAACAGTCTATAAGAAAAGCCAGTGGTTAGAGAACATCTAGCCGCTGGCTTTTTGTGTTATTGTCAGGAAGTTAAAAATGCAGAAGCAAAAAAGAACACGAGATAGTAGGTTATAATGCAAAGAATGATTGTGGCGATTATTTTACCAGCGCTCATTCTTTTCTTATTCTCACCACCGCACTCAGGGCAAAACTTCGCTGTCCTTGAAATCATGTGTCCGCAGTGTTCACATGGAATCAAATCGTTTTTCGGCTCTTTCTTTCCCATTGTGTTCTCCTTATTCGTTTGCAAGGTCTGCATATTTGACTTCAATGCGAGGGAGTTCATCGGTGGTGCTGGTCAACGCTCTGGTAATTTTTTCAAGTCCGGTAAACTCACCATAAACGGTGATAATATCATCGTCCAGAATCTTCACAGCATCGCCACCACGCTTATCCAGCATATAATACTCATCATCAGCATAGAAGCCATATCCGCTGTTGTCCGTGTAGGTTCTCCATGCTTTTTCGCTGCCGGAGAAGTTTGCATTAATAATCTGCGAGACCTTGACCTTGACTACAATCTTAGTACCTTCATACTTCTCAGGATAACGGCACAGCTCCTTATAATCCACAGTCTGGCACTCTGCCTTGTAATCGTCCTCGCTGATTTCAGGCACAACAGATGCAACGGAAGAAGCGGTGGATGCACTTGCATTATTAGATGTAGCGTCTTTATAGCCTTCTTCAAAGCCCTCCTTGCCGCTATCGCTAGAGCCGCCAATAGCAGACAAGACAATCAAAACAATGATAGCGATGAACCACCAGCGTTTGTAGATGGGCGGCTTGTTCTTACCGCCACAATGAGGGCAGACCTTTGCACTTGCGGCAATCTCTGCGCCACAGTGCTTGCACGTTGTCATTTTACTTTTAGCCATTGTAGATTCCTCCATTTTCTATTTATATGGCACTTGCAATGCCATGTATCATAAGATATGCGCCACAAGCCATAACAGCCACTGCAATGATTATGCCCCATATTGAAGTGGCAATCTTTTCGTTCTTTTCTCTCTTTTCTTTGTTCTTGTCATTCTTTTGGTTCATTACAGATTCCTCCCTTTCAAGGCTTGTAAGGCAAGTATAGCACAGAACACAGACCCTTTGTAGGGGTCTTTTTGTTTTTGCGGAAAATTTTGAGCCTTTTTTATTTTTTCGGTGGTTGAAAGACTGACCGGGCGGGGCTGGGCGGCGGCTATATACCCCGCCGGTGGAGACCCCAGCCCCCAGCGCACCCGGAACGGCTGCGCACGACAGGCAGCAGCTCAGGCCGCGCCAGATGCAAGACAGACCACGCAAGGCACGACACACACGCCCGGACGCTGGACACGCTGCACAGATCTGCACCCAATACCAGGCAGACCGCGCAGGGTAGATCATACCGGCGGCAAACGCTGGAGGGCTGGCAGTGTGTCCGAAACTGTGCAGATTTGGACGCATCGCAGCGGCTCAAAAATATATCTCATTTTTGAATACATTTGTTGCGTGTGCAACAGAAAACCCCTTTACAGTGTCTCAAAAGTGTGATATTATAATGTCACAAGAATGAGACACAACACCACCACAAAACAGGAGGGCAAAACCATGAAACTAGAATTCAGAACCAAGACCAACGCAAACGGGCACAGCTATTATCTGCGCATCGATACCAACGCAAAAACCTTTTCCCGCGCCCCTGACGGCTGGGTATCTAAGGACGTGCCTGTTGTAGCAAAGCGGGACATGGACACAATCAAGGCACAGGCCATTGCAGATGGATACACGGAGGTATAAACCATGGAAAAAACTTATAAATGCAGCGACCTCTATACCGCCACATTTGAGGACGGCACGTTAATGACTGGCACACTTAACCAGCTCTATGCAGCCCAGAACAACCGCAAAATGACCATCAAGCCCGTTGTATGGCTCTGGTGCAGTGACAGTGGCCTGTATATGGTAGACTACATCTTAGAGGGTGCGGGCTGGACACTGGGCGTATTTGATACGCTGGCAGACGCAGAAAAGGCAGTGGCGGCGTTTAACGCACAGCCCGCCACAGATGTGGCAGCAATGCTCACGGCGGACGCTCTAAAGCGCTTTACCTGTGAGGTGGAGTGCAAGGCACTGGGCGACGATGGGAAGCAATACAATGCTGTTTGGTGCCCCGATTGTGGGCAGATTTATTATACCATCCCGGCAAAGGTTAAGGTTCTGGGCTACATCCCGCAGTATAAGGAGGGTTAAACAATGACAAGAACAGATGAACTAAACGCAGAAATCAGAAATCAGGCTGTGCGCCTGTATCCCAAGTGCGCTGGACTGTTTGAGCTGCCGTTAATGGTATACACTCAGATTGTAGCGGACAACCTGACCCGATCCAAGCCGTACCGCTTGAGCGTTGAGCGTTGCAAAAAAATCATTCTGGCAATGCCGGAGTTTGACTAACGGAGGGTTTACAGTATGATTACTTTGGATTTTTCCCAGTGGGCTGCAATCTGGTACGTTGGCGGCATGATCTCCGGCGCACTCGTTATGATCGCATTTCTTAACAGTTAATAAGGGAGGGCTAAAAAATGACGTTATTCGAGGAAAAAGTGAACGAGTACCGCGAAAACAAGCGGCTTTTGGAAGAGCTTGAAGCGATGAACGAATCAATCAAGGCTGATATTATAACCATGATGCAGGGCGCGCCGGAGATGGTACAAGGCACCGCAAAAGCCATTTACAAGGATGTGCAAAGCGTCCGACTTGATAGCAAGCTGCTCAAAACGCTGCACCCGGATGTATACGCAGAGTGTAGCAGCAAAACCAGCTACAAGCGGTTCAGCGTGGTATAAGGGGGTGCAAGCTGTGATGCTATCCGCACTTTTGTTTTTCTTTTGGTTTTTTTCTGCGCTGTTCAAGGCGTCCAAATAATGGAGGGCTTATATTATGACTAACAAGGGATATAACACAATGACTGGACTGTATACCACCCGCTACTATGCGCGCAAGGTTTGCCCCGGTGACTGCGTTGTCGTTAAGGTTTGCAGCGGTTATACCATCATGACGGCAGCAGATTATAACATTTGGCGCAATCAACGCTGACACAATTTCAGATTTTACCCCGCCCACGCTGGCGGGGCTTTTCTTTTGCCTTGCATCGACACAGTGCAAGGCTTTTCTTTTTGCCCGGCAATGTGTGAGCAGCTTACAAGCGTTTATAGCGGCATTTCTGCCGTCAATGCAATTATACAGTCACAACGCTAAAACCGTTTACAGGGCTTTACAGCGGCTTTTCCATTGATTTGACCCGTTCCAGCGCACACAATACAGCAGCCACACAAACCGCTTATACTACGACACGCCGGAGGGCATACCGTCAAGTGTAGCACCTCCACCGATACCAGATACCACCGCCACACCGGACGCTGTACAGGGCAAGGCAGCCGCCTATTATAATAAGGTATATAAGGGTGCATGGGTGCGCCCCTGTCGTGGATTCGTGCCAGACGGTGCAGCATACCACAGACCATGCCAGCCCGGCGGGCAGTCCAGCGGTAGCGGCAGAGGACGGGCGGAATCACTGGTGGCTTGTCGCCGCACTTCTTTTCGGGCTTTCGCCCGATAGCCAATAGAGGTCAGCAATAGTCGTAGCGTTTTCTTGCGAATTAACGTCAAATAGTCGTGTATTTTTTGTGTGAAATAGTCGTTTGCCTTTTAGAGAAAGAGAGGTGCGATAGTCGCTAAGTCATCCGACCACCCCAAAAATCAATTTATGTCAAGACACCTATCAATTTTATTCTTGCCTAGCCATACCAAATTCACATACCGACTGTACTTATTATAATATAAGTTTATATATCCTAGTAACTATCTAGGGATTATTCTACTAGAATAGTCGTATCATCCGATTTGGTCTTTTCCTGCTCGATTTAATTCCCAGTAACGTACTATGGTATCTTAATTAATTCATAGCATTCTGCTAGGAATAGTCAATGCAACATTTGTACATATTCAACCAACTACAAAATGAAGTCAATTCTCCATGTGAAATAGTCGTGGAGTGTGATGGGTCAGATGCCACTATCCTTTTCAGGCTAGATGCAGTTACCGTTGGAGGTCACCCGGTCGGCGCGGTGCGCCGGACGATAGAGGGTGACGTAACGTAGAGTTCAGATGGACGGTCTGCCTCTATTCAGCCAATAGAGACTGACGGTAGATGCCGGTCACGGTCTGGCCTGCTGGCTAACGGTATAGCTTTGGAGATAGAGGGTTGTAGGGGGAAAGAGCCTTTGCAAAAAACATGGTTGTCATTTTCAGTTGTCACAGTTGTCGCACCATTTTGGCGTGGGGGCCTCAAACAATTTATTTGTTTGAGGGGGGAGTTAGGGGGATTATAGGGGGTAATAGGGGTTGTAGGGGAAAGAGGGGGAAGAAAGGGGGGAAGATTGGTATACCATGATACCAACGCATACCATTCGTATCAACTGGTACGATTCGTATCGCTTGGTATGCAATAATCGTATCCATTTCGTCTCAATCAGCCCTGCGATTAGACGATTCTTCCTCAAATTCAGACCTTGCCGTTTCGCCATGATAAATAACAAGAGAAAAAAGCATGGAATAGTCGCAGAGGGTAGTTTTACCACCTGACACCATTCCATGCTTTCTGATACAGTAGTTTTGTAGCCGCGCGAGCTAAGATTAGATATTCTTGCTCTCTCTTGCCTTGCGCAGTCGTTCTGCTAGTGCTTCACGCTGCTCTTCGCTGATCTTACGAGTGACAGGTGACCGGAACTTCACAAGACGCTTCGGCATCAAATAGGTCTTAGATTCCTTGCACCGCTTGGCAGACAGCTCCGCCATAAACTTGTATGTATCGGGGAACTGCTCACAGAGCTTGTCCAGCTTGCGAATGTAAACCGGGTCAGCCGTGTAGACTTCTGCGGTATCCTCCGCTGCGTTGAAGTTGATGATAGTCTCACGTTCGATGTTGGTAAGTGCCATAGTTGTTTTTCTCCTGTATTTTGTGTAGTGAAAAACATTTGTGAGGTTCAGACGATAACTTTATCGCCTTGACCCTGTTATCTGTTTTTCTTGCCTATTCTACTGTGACGATTGGAGCGCAGACGCGATGTTATATGCTCTTTTGTCCAATCTGCGCAATTCAAGTCTAGTTGGAAGCAAACCACGGCAAAAGTATGCGCTCCCAAAAGGAGTTCCTTTTACTGGGCTATCCATGTGTTTTGGATTCATAAAATCTATTCTCTGGTCAAAACAAAGCATTTGAACGTCATTTTTGAAAATCTCAAATCTTGTTTTCCCTTGAATGCTATTTGCCGGAAGAAGTAATGCAAATGGTTTATTTAACTCGTATGCTCTACGAAGAACAGCGTCTTTTTTGCTAAACGGCGGATTTGAAACAAGAATGTCCCATTTTTGAGGTTCGTAATCAAAAAAGTTCTGCCCATAGTCAATATGGCTATAAATCACTTTATTCCCATTGTTTTCCAAAACACTGACAAACGCAGACCATTCTTTGTCAAACGGACACCAAATAATTTTTTCGTTCGGAATAAATTCCAAAAGAGGTCTTACGGCATAGCTTGGAGTATACTGTTCATCTCCGTTTTTTGAACTGTCAGATTGTAAATATCCTATATTTTCTGCCACAAGTTATCACCTCACATCCACACGCATTCTTTGAACTGCTGAGTCTCCATCTGAAACGTGATGTCCAGTGACCCTACGTTGCCCTCTTTGTTTTTTTCAAGCGCAAAGTGATAATGCTGCTCCGGTCTCTTTTTCGTGGTCACGTTCTGCGCCAGCAAGATGATTGCATCTGCGTCCTGTTCAATCTGTCCGCTCTCTCGCAGGTCTGCGGCAGTCGGTGGGATTCCTGCTCTTGCTGTCTCTCGATTAAGTTGCGCAAGAGCTATCACCAGCGTTCCTGTGGACTGTGCGAACTCATGCAGTGCCATGCTGATTTCCGTGACGGCACTGTATCGGTCTTTCGCTCCGGCTTGATGGATAAGCTGCAAATAGTCGATGAACACCACTTTTGCCTGCATCCTGATGGACTGCGTTCTAATCCATCCAACGCCCTTTCCGGCAGCAGAGCGGACGAACAACGGATATTTCTTGATGGCAGCCAGTCGGTCAAGCTCGTCAATGCTGACGGTCTTGTTTTTTACCGTATGCAGCGGTACGCCTAGCTGGTTTGCAATAATACGGGCGTAGAGTGTGTCAGGGTCTGTCTCTAGGCTGAAATACGCCACTTTGCGTCCGTTCTTGGCTATTTCACAGGCAAGTTGCAGTGATAGAGCGGTCTTGCCAGCAGACGGTCTGCCACCGATCACAACGAAGTTGCCCGGCACAAGGTGCAAATTGTTGTCCAGCACTTTAAGCCCTGTGCTGATATACTCCGGTTTATCGTCTAGCTTGCGGATGTAATTGTCTATGCCGTCACACATCGGGATGAAATCGCTTCTCTCGTTGTGCAGGTTGATAGCTTCGCCTAGCTGTTCATAGATGCCTGTCAGGTCTGCGTATCTGGTCGAGCCATCAACGATTTTGAACGCAAGCCCTCTGGCTCTGGTCAATGCTGCCTGTTCCTTGACGATTCCAGCCCATCCAAGCATCATATCATGGGTGACGTTTCGGATGAACTCTGCGCCGAAGGCATCCAGACATTCACCCATTGCTTTCTTGCAGTTATCGTACCGCCCCATGACTTCTACCGGGTTCCACTTGTCGTTGTGTTCCCAATAGCCACAAATGGCAGCGAATGTATCACGCAGTTCAGGGCAGAAATCGTCGATTTTAAGGTCTTGCAGCACATCGGCATATTCCGAGAACGTGAGGACTGCCCCCAGCAGGATGTATTGGGTCTGATTTTCAATATTCACCGCAGAAAGTCTCCCTCGTCAGGCAATTCAGCCATTGTCTGCTGATAGCCACCGTTCCAGTCCTTCACGTTACGCATCCAGTTCCGTGCAGCAGCCTTCCAGTCTTTCATAGGCGATTTGCCAACTTTCCAGCCATTTGCCGTGAAGTGGTCAACAAACCGCTCTGCTTCTGATTCCATGTAGCCTTTATCCGCAAAGTATTCTTTGGCTTGCTCGACAGTCGGTGCTTTGAAGCGTTTTACTTCGTTGGCATTTTTCTTTTCACATTTTTCTTTTTTGTCAGATTCAGATACAGAATCAGATACAGATAAGCTACCATTCGTATCAGTTGGTATGTTTGGTATACCATTTATACCATTCGTATCCTGTGATACCATTGGTATCTCATAATATTGCCGCGCAACGTAGATTGTTTTCTGCCCATCCTCAGCAATCAGACCGACAATCAGATAGTTACCAGCTGCCATAAAGAACCAAGGGTTGCTCTTATAGGTTTCGCCCTTCATCCAATTCTTCATTCTATTCACGGCTTTTTCAATGTCCTTGTCGGGGCAGTCTGGGTTTTCGTATGCAAAGAAATCCTCAGGAAATTCAAGCTTTTTCACTTTCTAAATCCCTCTCTCGTTCTCATAATTCGCTTGTGGCCTTCATGTAGTTTTGCGCCTTTACGGTATACAGGTCGATTGTGCTTCTGCTTGATGTAACCACACCGCGTTTCGGATTGTCTGATAGCATTTGCAAGCTGTTCAATTGATGCAGCACATCGGTTCATCGCTTCTGTTAACGCTTCAAATCCATCCATATTTAGTCCTCCGTAGGTGGTTCTGGCATATTTGCCCCAGTGCGTCACTTGTGCGTACTTTTCGCCAAACTCGCTTTTCTCGAAATTGTAGTAGCCTTCGTAGGTATCAGCCCAGCATCGACCCTTCCAAACCGCCTCAAATACTTCTGGTTTGTCTCCAATAAGGGTTTTAAGGGTTTGAATTGAAACAAGCACCGCATTGCAATCGTTAGGTGGAAGCCCTTCTTTTTCAATGGAGTGCCAAATCACTTCGCTTTCACTCATATTGTCCTCCTACACCATCGGAAACGCCATCCAATGCGTCACCGTTACATTTTTCGGCAATCTCTCACCTATCTCATCCCAGAATTGACCATCTGCGTAACAGCCTAGAAAGTATGCTGTCGGCGAGATTCCTTGCAACATTTTTCCATCCTTATCACGCCACGTTGTCTTAGTCGCAAGCAACAAAGGCTGCGTCCGCTTTCGTGGCGGTTCGCTTGCTGGATACCAAAGGGTGTTAGCCATCTCTATCACCTCTTATATTTGACGCACAGCAGATAAAAGCCAATAGCAAAAGCAATCATATGCGCTAATGCTTCAATAGCCATTCCGTATATAGACGTTCCTCCAGCAATCATCCATGCAAAATACTCAAATGTGCAGACGTTAACAATAACCACCATTCCAACAAAAATTGAAAGCAAAACGCCCATCAAAACGTCACTCATTGCTTTTTCTCCCTTCAATCTCCTTGCAAACCGCCTTGTAGAACGCATCCCACGTTTCGCAGTCGCAGGAATCGTCAAAGTCAAAGCCTGTCCGCTTGCGCTCTGCAATGTCACGCTCAAAGCAATCAAGCGTCTTGTCGGTCAGCTCCGGCAAAAGCGGTGTGATGTGTCCGCAGACAAGGCTAGGCATATATGACCGTCTGCCCAAGCAGTAGCGGACAGCGCAGTTGCAGACCGCTCCGAAATCGTCATTGGTGGGGTCAATTAACGTAGACTTTAAGTCAGATGCGTTGCATTTTAGATAGTCTGCTACAATTTCAAGTTCTCGCTCGCCAAGAATCCTGTAGCCAAGCTCTACATTTGCAATGTAGTTTGAACCATGACCGAGTTGTTTTGCAAGTTCTTGTCGAGTTACGGAAAGCTCATATCTTCGCTTCCTGATTTTCTCCCCTGTTGTCATCTTTGTTCTCCCATTCTTTGCATCCACGTTCGTCCAACACGAAGTCTGCAACGTGTTCTGACTGGTCGTTCACACACACGCCCTCTGGCTCTGCGTACCATTTGCAAGAGCCACAGGACGGCTCTGATTTGTTCTCACAGGATTCTGCTGTGCATCGGATAGCTTTTCCAGCAGAGAACTGCTTGATGCCCATGCAAGAGCAATGTTCGGTGGTGCAGTAAACATCCATTATCTCTGCCCTCTCTTTCTCCTTCTGTTGGCATTGAACCGTCCAATCACTCGCTTATACTCCTCATAGCACTCCGGGCACAGGTCGCCTGTGTCCCTGCGCCACGCCCAGTCCTTGAAGTATTCGTCGGGGTTCATCATTCTACCGCCCTGTACCGCTCCGCAGCGGTCGCATACTCGCTTGTGGTAGATTCCTCTGTCAGTCTGCATTAGTCGTCCACCTCTCTGTACTCCACTTCAATCTCCTTCGGCAAAGCCGTCTGGTACTTCTGGGCGAGCTGTTCTGCGCTCTGGGCATCGCCCAACGGCTGTTCAGGCGGCGCAACGGTGACTTCCACGTTGTCACGCATACCAAAGTAGTTCTTGGCTCGGAAAATCCACTCTGCCGGGTTCTCCTGACCATACATACCGTTGTATGCCCACATGGACTGCATTTGCAGAATCAGCTTCAGGATGTACTTCTGTTGCAAGCTGTCGTCACGACGTTTGCCTGTCATAATCTGTCTCAGGCTAGGCCATTCGATGCCCAGCACCAGTGCAATCCATTCCACAACAGGGGAGATTCTGGCTTCGATGCAAGCGTCAAAGAAGAAGTCAAGGCGTTGCTGCACTTCAATGGGGTTGTTCATGTCCACGCTCGGAAGGTCACCAAAATACTTGGCTGCAATCATGCCGATAACTTTCTTGTCCTCTTCATCACCGATTCTCGACTGCAAATCACCTGTATTCATCATCTTCGATTTCTCGATAGCCAACTCTTGCTGTTCTTTCACCTTTTTACTCACCTGTGAGCGGATAGATTTCCGCTTGTTAAGCATCTGTTGTTTTTTCTTTTCACGCTCTTTCTCACGCTTCGCAGCGGCTTCTTCTTTCGCCTTTTGCGCCCGCTTCTCACGCTTTTTTTTTTCGGCTTCGGTCAGCGGCGGTCTGCCACGACCACGCTTCTGGGGTGTTGCCATGTATCAGACCTCCTTTGGCGGTTCAGGAAGATACGCCCAATGAGTTACATCTCCAAGTACAATGCACTCATTGTGCTCTTGCCATAATCCGTCATAAGATAAAAATGCAATTTCAATGCCGAACTTTTCTCTTTTTACGAGAACTTCTTTGTCTTTTTCGGGTAAAACTTTTTTGGCATCAAACCATATATTGGCGGGCTCAGATTTTTCCAATACGTTGGCTAAATCTAAAAACACATCTCCAATGCTACTTCTGATTTGTCCTTGTATGTATACGATGAAGTTTTTGCTATCTAAAAACGACTTTGCTTCATTCTTTTTGTCAACACCAACAGCTTTCCACGCTGCAATGATTGGGTCAACATCAACCAGTTTCACACTCTCACCTCTTCATCTTCGTTTCAATGTTATCTAGCTTCCGCGCAATCTGCCAGACGGAACAGCAGTTGTCCAACTGCCGCCACCAAGCGCACTTTTCTTTCTCGCAGATGCACCGACCAAGCGGATTGCTGGTTAGCTTCATCGGGCAGTAAAGTTCGTTGTCCATTGGTTATTCCCCGTTCATTTCATAACATTTGCTTTCGTTATCGTTGAGTCCCAAACACCAAGCTAACTCGGAAGCAATTTTCTGATAAATGCCTTTGGCGTTAAGCTCAGTTTCGGATTTCGCACAGCCGCTATAAAGACCATACAGAAAAGCTAGTCTTTCACGCCCTACCATGTTAATTTCCTGAATCATCATTTCCACCCCATCACAACAGCCGTACAAACGACCAGACACACGTTGACGAACGCCCAGACGAACATTGCCTGACGTTCTTCAAACAGGTTGTCCGCCACGTCTTTGATTGTCCGTTCGGACTGAACCACTACCGCCAGCAGGACTAGGCAGACCAGCCAGCGAGTTGCAAATTCAAACATTGTTATCCTCCATCAAATCGTCCATGCTTAACTGACCGCTGACGTTGTCATTTTCCATCCACCAGCGAAAAACGTCCATTCCAGTTTACCGCACAGAGGGCAGTTCCCGAATTCATTCATCCGACCGCTCCTTTGCTTCAAGGCGAGAGAGCCAACGCTTGTATTTAGCGGTCTCAATTTCATTCTCTGCGTTCCAAAATTCTCTTTCGGAATTGAGGTCATCTCCAAACCAAGCATCGCATAAAGCATCGATTGCGTTACTTGTGTCCGCAAATTCTTCCATCAAATTTTCTTCGCACTCCGCAACACTCTTCGGTGTCGGGTTCGTGCCATCCAGCGCACGGCGCAGCTTCAACGCTGCCTGTGCCAGTTCGGACGCTTCTTCTGCCAACTGCGCCAAGATTTCGGTCTTGGGCAGAATGTTTGAAACTTTCTTACTCACTTTTGTTCTCCTTTCAGCCAGTCGTTCAGCTTTGCCATGCAAGAGGGGCAAAGAAGAACGCTCCATCCTTCTTCTCCACCGATTATTGGCCGAACCTCAAGTTTGTTCTTCATTTTGTTATATTCCTCAAGTGTAAACATTTCACCACACCTATTACATATCAATGCCATGTTCTTTCTCCAATCTCTTTAGCAGCCCGTCCACGTCATACCGCCAATGGACACGCAGCCTTTTTGCTTTGACCTCTATCCCCTCTTGCTCTGCCCACTGCCAAGGGATGCTCTTGCGGCTCTCGTTGTAACGGAACGCTAGAACCTTGCTGGCAGTGATTGCAAAGGTGCGGTTGACCGCCCTGTAATTGACTATCACATGGGCGGTCTGACCGCTGTACCCCATTGCTTCCACCATGTCAGTGATGTGCTTTTCCTTACGGTACTTGCACTTTGCCTTGTCGTACTTGCCGAACACCTTTTCCAGAGGGATAGAGGGCGTTTCGATGGTTTTCAGCTCAAACAGGTGGTTCATCGGGTATCGGTACACAAGGAAGTCGCAGATGTTGTCGATGGAAAAAGACAGGTTCTCGTTGCCACCGTAGTAGGTGGCAGCACTGTCCTTCAGGCGGTAGCACCACGCATCGGATGGAACGGATGCTTTGAAGTCTGCTTCAAACTGTTTCCCGGTGTTCATTCGTTGTCTCCCGGAATTTTAGGAATTAGCATCCAGAACTTGACTGGGTTTTTATTGTCAATCCACTTTCCGTTTACAAACTTCCTTTTCCCAATCAGATTTTCCCAGATCAAAGAATCGTAAACAGCAAGATAAATTCCATCTTCTTTCGGTTGTTTGTCTTTTACATTTGTCCACGCAATTGATGGAGCGTTTTCAAGCTGTTCGGCAAGTGCCAAAACAAGGTCAGAAGCGGCGTCAAGGGCAACACCTTTATTGTATTCAGAGTAAATTCCGCTGTTCATAAGCGCTTTAGCTTTGGCTTTTTTACTGTTCCCGGTTTCTTTCCACTCTTCAATAATCGGCTCTACGTCAACAAGTCTCATCCTCGTTCACCTCTAAATTCACTTCCGAGATACCGCTTCTTACCACGCTCCCGGTGCTTATCCTCGTAGTCACGGTGGTATACGCTCTGGCTGTGGTTCAGCTCATACACGAATGCCTTGCGCTCCTCGAAGTCTTTCTTCTCTGCCTTGTACTTCTCGCAAGTGTCGTGGCAAGCTTGGTGGCGTGATGTGCAGTTGAGACAACAGGTAATCATTCCAATTCACCCCCAAGTATCTGCCATAGCTTTTGCAACGCCCGGAAAAGTTTTTGCACGGCTCTTTGCGCGGTCAGTGGTAAACATGCCCTTGTGCTGTTCACTATGCTTGTGCGAGTAGGAACCAGACGGGCACCATGTCGCGGTAGGTTCTACGATGTTTGTCGGGTGCAGCGGCGGTACACCGCGTTCCCACAGTAGCGTTTTCTTGCTGTAAGGATGTCCGTACTCGTAGGGCTGGATTGCCTGCGTAGGCTTTGGGTAATCAAAAATCTTGCTGGGGGTAGGATTCTCAATCACCACTTTTTCGCAATCTGCCGCCCACACGGCAAGAAAAAGCGCCTTGCCGCACAATCCCTCATAATACCGGGAAAGATTGAGTTTTCCTCCCTTGTACAGGTGTCTTGCTCCCGCGTTGCTCGTCTTTGTGCAGGGGACAAATGCGATAATCATGTCCCAGCGGGGCACGTCATGCACGGTTCCGTCCATGGTCACGACCTGCCCTCCCTCGATAGCCTTTAGGCAGTCACCGAGAATATGCCATTCTGGATGTTCGCCGGACGGCTCAATCAGGTCGCAGGAATAGGCTTCGTGACCTTTCGCCCGGAATGCTTTGCAAACTTCCTGCGATTCCTCACAGGCGACTAAAACTTTCATCTTTCCAAACGCCCGTCCAGCCAGATAGCGCAGCTCTTATATAAGGTAGGTGGTCAAGACGAAGGGACTTCTTCGCATATAGTTTCGAGTTCTTCAACATCTGCTGGCTCAAAAACAAGAGATGCGCCTTCGCATTCATATTTCTTTGCTTCCCAGTCCACTTTGAATTTTTCAAAATCGTTCTTGTATCGGGGGAATGGATGCGTTTGTTCTGCGTAATAAACGCCCATCATAACTTTTTTATCATCTTCCGGCTTCCAGCTTTCGAGATGATAGCTTTCGTGGTTGTCGTACTCCCAAAGGGACAGTTCAACGACCAATCCAGAAAAAGCATCGTACATCTGTTGGAGACTTTCAAAATCCCGATAAACCAGCCCTTGCCCCTTGTGAGATTCTTTGATTTGTTCGATGCTTTTCCCGCCAGTTTTCAGACGGCATCGAACTACTTTCGGACGGTAAAACATAGTGTTCCTTTCTCGCCTTTTGTCCCGGTAGCGTAACCGTTAGTCAAAAGGGAGTGAACCATCGTCCTCGTCAATCACAGAGAAGTCATCTGCGTTGCCCTGAGAGTAGTTCTGCGGTGCATCCTGCGCCCGGTCGGTGGGTTTGCTGTCAGACTTGCCGCCGCAGAAGTCAACCTTGTTCGCCATGATTTCCGTTGCGGTGCGGTTGTTCCCCTGCTTGTCGGTATACTTCCGGGTCTGTATGCTACCAGTCACCAGAATCAGGCTGCCCTTCTGAAACCACTTTGAAACGAACAGCGCCGTGTTGCCAAATGCGGTGCAGTTGAAAAAGTCGGTTTCCTTCTGACCGCCGCTCTGGCGGTCGCAAGCAATGCTAAACGTGCAAACATCCTTGCCAGACTTCGTTACCTTAGCTTCGGGCGTGTGAACCAGACGACCCTGAATTGCGATAGAGTTAAGCATTGTTTAGCCCTCCTTCGGCTGTTTCTGAGCGCATTCCCAACACAGGACGCGCCCAAAGCGTTTTTTCGTGCTTCTTGCAGTTTCCAGCGGAGTGACGGTGCGGTTGTTGTACTGAATAGGCTGCAACTGCTTTCCGCAGCAAGCGCATGGGGGGATGGTTTCCGCTTCCGTTTGCTTCTGCTCAGGCTTGTTTGACCTGCTTGTAGTCTGCTTCTGGTACTCGTCCGTGTCAGCGTCCTTCGTATCGTCAATGCAAAACAAACCGTTCAGAGCGTACTTTCTGGCGTAGCTGCTTGCAGTGCCGGTAATCTGCGAATCGTCCATGCCCTTCTTAAACTCAGGCTCACGAGCGTATGCAGTCACCGTGTAGGTGGCACCATCCTGCGATTCAACCGTTGCAGTGGCTTCGATGTAGTGCCAACTGTCAACGATAACAGGTTTGTCGGAAAGCCGCAGCACAAGGCTATGCGCTTTCAAGATGGGCTTGACCGCTTCGAGAATGTCCTCGCACGAGCGGTACTTGTAGCCGCCAAATTTGTTCATCTGCCCCTTCGGGGCTTTCAGCTCTGACTGAACAGCCATCAGAGCTTCATGGATTTTGCTGTTGTCCATACGTTTCCTTTCTTTGGCTTCATTAGGCATCATTGTTCTTACTTCGGCTTAACTTGGCTGTACAAAATCACCCAGCTATCAGTTCTGCCAACTGTGCGCGGAGGTCTTTCAGCTCTGCTTCCCTGTCCTCAATCTCAGACTGTAAGTCCTCAATCGCTGCCAGCCGGTCAGCTTCTTTGGCTTCTGCTTCCTGCTCACGGGTTAGGAAATACACGCCATCATCCGGCTCTGTCACGCCACCGAATCTGTCAAGGTTAATCATTTTTCGACTTCCCTCTCTTGCGCTGTTCTTTGATTTGCAACGCACTGTGCCACTGGTCTTTGTCGATTTCGATGGTAGACCACCGGTAGTTACATACAAGGCACTTCTTGCGTCGAGCGATGCTGTCATAGTCTGATCGGCTATCAACCGTTGTGATGTTGTCACTACCGCACATCGGGCATTTCATCGTGCATCCCTCCACTCGTTGGTGTGATGAGGAATGCGTTTTACTTTGCGATTTTCCCGTTCGATACGTTCATTTTCAGAGCTGACCCCAATGGCGCACAAGATGAGTGCTGCGGCGAGGAAGCTACACGAAAGGAAAACGTATCCAAACATTGCTACTGTGCTCTGACTTTTCTGGATTGCATCGCCACATCCTACTGAAAAGATCGCTAACGCGATTCCAAGCGTACAAAGGACATTAGCTTTCAGGCTTTTCATTCTTATTACCTCCAAAACTAAGTATCCATGCCGTAGCCATTGCCACAGATGCCGTAATGATTCCACGGGTAGCTGATGCACCTACCAGAATTCCGATGTGATGCACCAACCAGAGGTTCAGCAGAAATACCGCCAAAACCACTGCCAGTGCTATGCCCCACATCAGGGCAACTTCAATAAATGCTTTCATCTTGTCTCCTTTCATTTTTGCCGTTGCTGTTCTGCTCCTAGCTACTCAATGCCTTAGCCTATTGTTTCTATTCTTTTCCGTTGCCTTTGCGTTTCTATACTCCGCTCCGCCTTTGCTTATCAAAGCTACGCCTTGCATCCATAGCCTTTGCTTCGCCGCTCATATCGGTTCCATGCAATTCCATTGCACTCAGTCAAGAACTTCGTAGGTATAACGGCCTTTGCCACTGTTGCGCCACTGGCCGATACCACGCAAAGCGCCGTAGTCCAGCCATTCACGCACGACCTTCTCGTGAGAATCGTCCAGAAGAACGATTTCAAACTCGCAGGTCGAACCAGCGGGAATCTGCTCGCTGTTGGCAAGACTGACGCGCTCGCCCTGCGCTGTCTGTGCGCGGAGCGGGCGCTGGCACTCGGTAATCTCGCCGTTCACATGAATGGGAATCATGCGGGGCTGAACGAAAATCAACCCATCAATGACCTTCTTGTAGGCCGTCAGCTTGCCGCTTTCGTTCACGGCCTTCTTCTTGCCGGTTTCGGTCTTGCCGCCGATACGACCTAGCATACCGCAGGAATCCTTGAAGAACCCCTTAATCTGGTAGTCATACAGGATGGGTTCGCCGTTCTCGTTGCGAGGGAACACGGTCATGCCCTTGTCTGCCACAGCATCTGCGCCCAGAGCGGCCACTTCGTCCTCAACGGTTGCTGCATCAGGGGACTTGCTGGCGATGAACTCTCGCGCGATGTTCTGGTTGCTAGGCCAAGTGCCGAGAACCGCTTCGGTGAATGTGATTCTGACTTTGATTTTTTTCATTTTTGCTCACTCTTTCTTTCTCGATATGTTCCAGCCGCTCCTTCTCCCGACTGCGCCATCGGATCTCCCGTTGGCCGTAGTATTTACCGTTCATTAGGAGGGCCTACCTTTCCCTGTGCAAACAAAGCGCTGTAATGGCCGTAGCTCATTCCAAGCTCTTTTGCTTTATCGTTCATCTGTTTGATGGTGTACTTCGGCTTAGGTTTTTCTTCCGTCCGGTTTCCTTCAGGTCTGGCTTTACGAGAAGATGTTTTGACGTAATCCGGGTGTTCTTTCCACCAGTCTGCGACCCGTTTTCGTCTTACAGCGTTCGCGCATTTATGGTGGTACTTTTGATGTTCGTATACTTTACGCATCGGCCTTTTGCACCATTCACACGGAACGACGCCATATGGAGCGCGTCGCGCTGCTTGGTTTTCCTTTTTAACTAATATTGCACATTCTTTGCAATACCGTTTGGTTTTGAGAACTTTGCCAAGAAGACAACCGCAGCGCTCACAGTATTTAATTTCCATCCACTTCACTTGCCTTTCTTAAGGCTCTTTCATTGTGTTCAGAAAAACACTGGTCAAGAAACTGGATGAACTTTGCGATTTTCTTTGCATCTTCCGGCGTACAACCATTTTCTACAAAGCGCCTTGTCGCCTGCTCACGCTTGAAATCTGAGTAGGTCTTGGCCGCAGCGTCAATAGCGAACTTGGCTTCTTCGGGATACTCAAGGTCAAATTTAATGGTCAGATACCTTTCCATGCTCATTCCTCCGCTCTCTGGCTTTTCTCTGCTCTCAAGAACAGATTAACGAAGTAAACTTGCCCGATACCAGTCACTTTAGGGGTTTTGTTGATGGAAGTGTGTCCGTCTGAGTGCGCAATGGACGTTTCCTTAATTTCAAACAAGTGAAGTTCCATAGACTTCTGGGTCGGCATATTGTAGTCCGTCCGCTTTCTGTCCTTGATCAGGTATCCGTTCTCACGCATCCATGCAAACAACCGGTTTTGCCCCATCTGGACGCCGTTCTGTGACAGCAGCTTTGCCATTTCACCAACAAGAATGCTCTGGCTGCTTGCGCTCACAGCGTCAGCAAAAAGTGCTTTCGGCTTCATGGTTTCAATCTGCTTGTCCTTCTCTTCCAGCTCTTCGTGCGCTGCGATCAGCGCAGTTGCAAGGAGCTGCGAGCGTGTGAGCTGCGGTGCGTTGTAGCTTCCGGTCTTACGGATTGCAGGAAGCACATCGTTTGTGACCCATCTGCGGAACGGTGCCGCTTCTGGCTTGTCACTGCGTAGGATGACGTGATACAAACCGCTTTCGTTGACAATCCATGTTTCCTGCATTCCACCGGGGGTCGTAATCAGGGTACGACCCTTTTCATCTTCATCCAGTCGGTCGGCGACCTTTTTAAGCTGGGTAGTATCCATGCGCAGAATTTCGCACACGTCTTTCAGAACAAACCATGCTTCGCCTTCCACATCAACTGTGCGAACCTTGTTGTTCTGATATTCAAAAACTTGAATGTTTGCCATTTTCACTTTCCTTTCTCTGCTCAATCAATTTGTTTACCGCATCTTCAACCTTTTCTTTGATACCAGTAGGTTCTCGTTTGCCGTTGAGGATGACGCTTAGGTATTCATGCGAGTACCCCATGCTCTCAGCAAGTTCTTTAATAGACAGCCCATGAACATGAAGTTTTCCAATAACATCCCCCGTCCACTCTGGACGCAAATTTTCTCTCCCCTTTCTTTGTACAAATACTTGAACAAAGACTAAAAGTGTGATAATATAATGTTGTCAACAAAGTTCAAACATTTAATCATTGCTCTTGTATTCGATTGGAATTGTGCTCAATTTCTTGAACCTGATAGCACTATTAAAGCACAATTCTTTGAACATTACAAGGGCTTATGCTCAATTTGTTGAACTTCGGCAATTTGCACAAGAACAGAAGGTTGAGTATATGTTTTTTGACAACTTCCTCGCATTATGCGATTCAAAGAATGTTGCACCGACAAAAGCCGTTATTGATGCTGGACTGCCGAAATCGTCTTGGTCTTACTGGAAAAAGAAGTATGAACAAGGCGAAGACCCAAAGCCGTCTTCCGATAACGCTTCAAGGTTAGCACAATACTTTGCTGTTACTGTAGACTACCTTCTCACTGGCGAACAAAAAGAAAACCCGCCCCAGCAGCCGCAAAGTGAAGTCGATGCAGCAGTGGAGCGGATTAGAAAAAAGCTTGAATCTATGCCGACAGCGCAGCGTGAAGCGCTGATGAACCTGATCGAGAAGATGTGAGGAACGCCCGTGTATTACTTGTTGTGTGGCTGTGCCTTTTGCTTCTGGTTCATGCAAGCCTTGTTAAAAGGCAATGACCGTGTACTATATGGCAACAGCAGAAAATATCGTTACCGTAGAAACCGAAAAAAGAAATGGTTCTGACCCGGTAAAATAAAAACCCCTTGTGCCGGGCTGATGTAGCTCTGCGCAAGGGGTTTTCTGTTATTCCAGGTCTAAGGCTTGCTCTGCTGCCGGAATCTTATCAGGGTGTTCCAACAGCCATGCGATAAACCTGTCAATCTTAGCTCTTTCTTGTTCACTCATTGTGGCATATCCTCCCGATCGGTAAGTTCGGATGTTCATTTGATACGATTATACACCTTTCTGTTGTACAGTCAATATCATTTTAACAACTTTGCTGAGGTTAAATGATTTTTCCATCCGTTACTTTGTATCAGGGAAACCAAAAATTGCAATGACAATGATTAAGAGCCACATTAAGTTTAAGTTACCCTTTGCTTTGTAACATTCCGTTGAGTATGGAACGAAAAGGGTTATCCGGTAAATCGTCCAGCACATCTGCTTTGACGAGAGCGTTTGTGCTGATGCTGTGCGAAACATTGTTTAGCTGCACAATGGCATCGTCCAAGTCCTTCACGGTTGCTCCGCGCCGTTCCATTGACTGGAGGAAAGTTTTTACTTCTTCAAGAATAACAGGGTTTTCGGTTTTATAGAATCCGTTCGTAAAGTCCATCTTCTTCTCCTTTCACAGTTCCACAAGCTGTCCGTCAATGCGTTCGATGTTATCTGCCGGGTCGCGCCCATCGTCTAAGGCAGCTACGGCACGTTCTAGGATGCCTTTCGCTTCGAGGTAAGCATCTTTATCAGCTTCGTACCCAGAAAGGCTCAGGACAAGCTCCAGCGTCCGTCTGCGGGCGTATGGGACAATCAGAGCATCTACAGTTCGGTTCATTAGCTTTCCTCCCATGGTTCAGGTGTGTGTGGCTGCCCATCGGTAACGCTGGCGGGCATTCCATCGATGATCGGCATACGTTCATGGTTCCAGATTGCAGTTTCTTTCATTTTGTGTTTCCTTTCTATTTGGAATTTTTTGACAATACAGTTATAACACAGGCTGCTGTTGGTTCTCCATAGCAGCTTTTTCCATTTTTTGGCTTGTCGAATCCAGCAGTTTTGCAGAATTTTGTTGAAAGGGCGTGAATTTATGGATGAGTATTTGGTAAAAACGGCCAAAGCATTAGAGATGGCACGGATGCGTTCCGGCTTAAGCCAACAGAAATTAGCAGCACGAATGGGCGTGAATCGTGGCACGATTGCCAACTGGGAGCAAGGTCTGGCAGCCATTTCCCTGCCAATGGCTATGCGCTGGTTCACCTGTTGCGGCGTATCGGCGGCTCGATACATGGACGCTTGCATTTATCCTGGACTGCTGGAGCATCTGGAAGACGACCTTTCCAACATGGAAAAGCGTCAGATTCTCATAGATGCCATGATGGAATGTTCTTCCTACGAGATAGATGCTTTGTTGTACATCCGGTACGGAGATCACGGTTCAGACCACATGGGCGTGCTGACGGAGGTTCTGGCAAACCTCCATACGCCATTGAAGGACAGGGTCTCTGTTTGCCGGATGGTATCGGGCAATTACGAGATAGCGCAAGCTACCGGAACAGACCCAGACCCGAATGGAACCGCCCCGAAGATGGAAATACTCTATCAGGCGCAAGATGCCGGGACGGAAGCCGCTATGAAGTCCAACGATTCTTATACCGTGAATCCGAATAATATAAGCGGCTGATTGTCGAATTATCAAAGTTTTTAAGGAACATTCTGTCCACTTTTTGTACACCTATCGGGCAAATCTACCTTGTCATTCCGTCCCCCATAGGCTATGAACCGACAATATTTGCGCATAATAAACAACGAATTAGCGCTAATTTATCGTTTGCGATTAAACAACTTGTCAATCCGTCCCCCATAATACCGGCTCAAAAGTTTTTCATCCACATTTTGTACACGTTAGATAAGACTAATCATTGCCGGAAAGACTTTATTCAGCAAATGAAAGGTTTAGTTATCCACAAGCTGGAATGGAAAAACAAAGAAATTGTTGAAAATTATCGTCATCGCTTATTTAACGATGATATTTAACCTCTTGTTTATTTCTTGTTTAATATATAATAGGTAGATGGGGGACGAAATGACAAAGCATGGGGGACGTTTTGACAAGTCATGGGGGACGTTTTGACGACCCTATGGGGGACAAAAAGACAAGCCACGGGGGACAGAATGTGTTGACTTGTCCCCCAATCTGTGATATACTGCTTTTAAGCTAGAAAAGGAGGCGAACAGATGCAAAAAATATCCGACAACAACCTTGTTGAAAAAAGCAAATCCCTTGTGTGGGCGAAGTTCAGGGACTATACGGCAGGCGAACTTCGGTTGCTAGAGGTTTACTTGTCAAGAATAAATCCGAGAGACCCAAGCAGCAGCCGTGTGGAGTTCACTTTGGCGGAATACAGGGAGCTTCTTGGACTGAAAAGCCTTGATGCACGAAGGATTGAACCGCAGATCAAGCACTTCTTAGGCAATACGGTGTCGATTCCCATTGACAAAGAGAAGGGCACGTTTGAAAGTTTTGTTTTATTCACAAGGGCAAAGCTGGACTATGTGCCAGAAACAAGGTCTTATGTTGTGGCAATCACTTGCAACCCTGACCTTCGCCCTATCTTTTTTGACATTGCTGAAAGCGGGTACGTTCGGTATCGTCTACGCTACACATCACGGATGAAATCACAGTACAGTATTCTGCTTTATTCGATTCTTCGGGACTGGATGAACATGGACAGCAAGCCGCATGAAATCAGTCTGAAAAAACTGAGAGAACAGCTCGGTGCAATGGAAGCGAGCTACGATGTTTACAAGAACCTTCGCAAAAGAGTGCTTGACGTTGCAGTAGACGAGATCAATGCTGTGTCTGACATCGTGGTGACCTATGAACCGGTTCTTGTGGCACGAAAGGCTGTGGCAGTCAAGTTTAAGCCCAAAATTAAAGCGTCTGAGACGTTGATTGAAGCTCAGGCAAGCGAAGTATCGGCTGAACCTCAAAAAGCTACCAGAAAGCCCCGCAGAAGCGGATACGAGGATTTTGACTGGTCTGTGTGTGACGAACTGGAAAAGCAGGACTGCGTTGACGTGGCAAAAGTGGTTGAGAAGTGGATGAAGAAAGAGCATCCAGAAATCAAGCTACCAAGACGCAGAGAAGCGGTTTACGACACGGTGAAGGCAGCGTATAAGGATATTTTGTCTTTGGATAGGTCTCCGTTCCCGGACAGACCTGTTGGCTATCTGATTAGAAGCGTGGACAAGGCTGGCGTTGTGGATAGGTATATGCCGGCGTTCTATTCCATCGAAGCATTGCAAAAGTAGCCAGATGCAGCACATTAAGCAGAAAGGAGCTGTATGAAGAAGCAGGAAATTGTGTGGTATTCCGTTAAAGATGATGGGATGCCAAAAACAGAAATCATTGAAAGAACGAAAGGTCTGTTCTTGTGTTCGGTAAAAACGGTCTATCTGAAAGATGAATCTATAACGGCAACAAACACAGTCGCAGCGTTTATTGAAAAGGGCGAGTTTGTAAGCACATCGTTTCAGAGGTTGAACATTTCTTCGTGCGATTGCTTTATTGCAAGAGTGGAAGCGTGGGCAGAAATGCCGATATACGAATAAAGAAAGAGTGATAAAATGGCAAAAATTATAGCTGTCGCCAACCAGAAGGGCGGCACAGGAAAGACCACAACAAGCACCTGTCTGGCTGGTGCGTTGCAGTTGCTTGGAAAGAAAGTGTTGCTGGTGGACTGCGATGCACAGTGCAACGCAACGGACACATACGGCGCACAGACAGAGGACGTATGTACTTTGTTCGATGTAATGACCCGGCAGGGCACGGTAGAGGAAGGAATCCAGCACTGCGAAGCCGGTGACATTCTGCCGTCAGACAACGCATTGAAGGACATTGACGAGCAGCTTGTCCGGGACATTGGCAAGAACTTCCGGCTGCGTGAAGCACTGGAATCCGTGTCAGAACGGTACGATTACATCGTTCTGGACACTCCCCCGCAGCTCGGTCTTGCGCTTGTAAACGCTCTGATCGCCGCTAATAGCATCATCGTGCCTATTACAGCAGACCGATATGCGCTTGCCGGATTGAGCCAGCTTTTACAGACCATCGGTGACGTTCGCAGATACTTCAACCCGACTTTAAAGATTGAAGGTCTGCTTCTAAACCAGTACAAGAGCCGTGAGAACCTGTCCAAAGAGGTTGTAGAGCAGCTCCCTGTGATTGCACAAAGCATGGGAACAAGACTGCTGGACGTGAAGATTAGAGCGGCCATGGGTGTTCGTAAGGCACAGGCAGAGCGGCACAGCCTGTTTAGCGGTGACACGGCAAAGAGTACTAGCGCAGAGGATTTCAAGGCGTTGGCGCAGCATATTGTTGGGGGTGAAGGCTGATGAAGTCAACCAGCAAAAAATCCACAGGTTTGCTTGGCGGGTTTGATTTTCAGCCTATTTTTTCGGAACAGCCATTAAGCCGAAGTGAGCCAAAGGAAGAAGAAGTAAGCCAAACAAAGCCGAATAATGCCGAACAAGCACAGATTAAGCCCAGTGAAGCCACAGACAGCCATGCACAGCCAAGTGAAGCGGAATTAAGCAGTATTAAGCCGAAGCAAGCCAAAGACAACGAAAGACAGCCAAATGATGCCGTGTTAGGCGAAGGTAAGCCGAAGAAGCTGAAACAAGCGAAAGAAGTTCAACGTCTTATCGAACAGGGAGATGTTCCCGGCGCACTTGCAGAAGCTGGCTTGACAAAGAAAAAAATCCCGATGCCGGAATCGCATCAGGGCGTTGCAAGCGGTGACGGCAAACGTTCTAAGCGCATTACCATCCTTATGAGCGAGGAAGAACGTAAGTATATCAACCGTGAAGCCAGACGGCACGGAATGACCATCGGGCAGTATGTGTACGCTCTGGCTGCTGCTGCGGCAGACGGAAAGATTGAATTGGAGGATTTTTTAGATGAATGACGTGTGGACTGATATTGGGCAGAAATATGAAGCAATGGCAAATATGGGATGCAAGCCTTATGGTTTCAAGCGAGTTCCATTAAATTTTGTGTTTGATGAAGATAAGTCGGTGAAGTGGAACAAAGAACAAGCGCAAAAGAACAACGATGATTACGACAATGAAGTTAAGCGACTGAATCAAGAAAAAATGAAGCGCAGGGATGAAATCTACGCAGAGATTTATAAGACGATTCAAGAAGAAGTCGGTTTTGGGATTTCAGAAAAGAAAGCGGCAAAAATTTGGGGGTACGCTTACGATAGAGGGCATTCAGCAGGATGGTATGAAATAATCATCAATTTGGAAGAAATTGAAGAACTCGTAAAGTTCGTATTAGGTAAAAAAACTGAGTTGGAGGATTTCTTAGATGAATGATAGTGAACGACGCCTTATTCGATTTGTTTGCGATGGTGATATGCGAAACGCGCAAAAAGCTGTTAAAATCATTTTGAATTCCATATCATCCAAAAAAGATGAGCAGTTCAAAGAAAATATGCTTCGCAAGTTGGAAAGCAAAAGAGAATTTATTGAATTGCCATATAACTTACAGCATCTTTTGATCGCAGAGGATACAGAAGAATTTCCAGAAGCAAGATTCCTTCTTAGGAACGAAGAAAAAAAGTATAACGCAGAAAATCATTGCTATTTATCGAGCATCTGAAAAATTGAACGAAATGGGCATTCCTTATTTGCCAGCATTGATGCTTTATGGACAAAGCGGATGCGGAAAAACCATGCTGGCTAGGTATATCGCTCATAAAGCAAAACTTCCGTTTTTGAGGATTCAATTTTCAAGTCTAGTTGATTCGCACTTAGGGCAAACTCAATCTAACCTTGCGAGAATTTTTGATTATGTGAGAACCGCTCCTTGCGTTCTTTGTTTTGATGAAATAGATGCGGTCGGAATGGCTCGTGGGCAAAACGATGACGTTGGGGAAATGAACCGTGTGGTTATTGCGATTATGCAAGAAATGGATAGATTGCCGAATAATGTCATCATTATCGGAACGACAAACCGATTTGATAGGATTGACCCTGCGCTTACAAGAAGATTTCCGTTGCAATACGAATTAAAGCCGTTGTGCCGTGCGGATGCAGAAATACTTTCCAAAAGGTTCTTTGAATATGCAGGAGCACAATATGAAAACATAGCTTATGAAGACCACGTCCCCGCATCTACTGTTATCAAAGAATGTACAGAACGAATTGTAAATCAAGTTCTGAATCAAGAGGATTTCTTGGAGGATTGACGTATGATGAGGTCGAAGGAATTTTACGAAGAAAGCATTAGCCGTTTACAGAAAATGGTCAAACATGGAGTTTGCGTTCTTTTGTTCGATGCTTTTGCCGTAGCAGTTCAGAATCCGTTTATCTTTGCTGGTAAATGGGCTGCAGCACGCTTGATTTTGTCCATTGCTGTGTCTTTTGCGGCGGGATTTGGCTTTAACACGCTTGTAGATAGCAAAAGACAACTTGATATGTACAAGGCAGATATGGAATTGTACTACACAGGTTCGTTGGAGGATTGACGAATGGGCGTAACCATCAAATGCAAAAAGACTGGGCGTGAAATGGATGTGGGCTATTTCGGCTTTTTCAAGTTGAGAACGAAAGTTGCAGAACTTGTTGGTTCGGAAGTCGGAGAACACTATAAAAAGCTTGATGGCATTTTCGATATGCCATCTCCCGAAAAAGAACACGCTCTTGAATCGTACGATGACGAAACGGAGCGATTGGTTGAAGACAAGGAACTTCCAATCAAAATTGCAGATTTTCTTTATCAATCAGACTGTGACGGGAAAATTCGGTACGGTGCTTGCAAGGAAATTTTGAAAGTCATAGGCGATTATGACGATAGCATTATTTACGGATATGCTGGTAGAGAAAATCCCGCAAAGTTCAAAGACTTCAAAGAAATCCTTCAAGATTGCGTAGACAATAAGTGCTTTATGATTTGGAGATAACAAGATGCCCCTGTGTAGTCACAACGACCGCACAGGGGAGAAAGGAAACACATGGGACAAAAAATGTTAGGTCATCATGAATCGGAATGGTGTTTGTATGGAACAGGTGGTGAAAATGAGGGCAAGATGGTTTTTCGTACCAGAGATAAAATGTTTCATTATCTTCCTAGCCACTGCAAAGAAATCAGAAGTTTTTATCTAAATAATGTTAGGGATGCTTTTGAAAGTAAAGGAACGAAACTAGGTTGGTTCAAAGATTTGTTTTATGCAGACTTCAAAAATGTTAATCTTGCTGACAAGATTTTTGGTCATGTAAATCCGCACTGGTTCAAGGTGAGATTTCTTTCCAATGGATTAGATTCAAAGCTCACGCCTTGGTACACGGTGCATAAGCTTTCGGTGATTGAAGAAAATCGCTATTGGGTTGCAGACGATGAAAGCAAGTACACTGCGGATTTCCTTTTTAGGAACATGAACGCCCCTGAATTTGCCGAGTACATGAAAGACAGAGGGGCAAAAACCATAAAATGAACGTAAAGAACCCCTGCGTAGTTTTTACCGACTACACAGGGGTTTGTTTTACTTATCAGCAATGCAATCCCAGTAGAGATATGCCTTGCCATCTGCGGCATCCGCGTCCTCAAGGAACGCCTTTGCCATATCAGCGTAGAAGCCCGGAGTGTCAACGGACTGACGCTTTGCGACCTGACAATAATCCGAGTACATCATGTTCATGACAGCCCAGAAATCGTTCGGATCACAGTTGATGTTGCGCTGTTTGGCAACATCCTGTGTCTGTTCCAGCGTCCAGTGACAGCCCTTTGTGCCGTCAGCGTTCACCATGCTGTCGCACCATTCCTCCGCTTCATCGTGGGTGAGGTGCTTGCGTGGCATCTTGATGGAACGGCTGTCTGCGCCTCCACGTTCATACTGTCCAGACCGCTTGTCCCAGTCTCCGTTCTGCGAGAAGCCGATTTGCGGCATTCTGCGTCCATTTTCTACGTCAGGGTAGCGGGGGATAGGGTAAGGGTCGATGTAGCGGTTATCCTCCTGCGGATAGTATGAATGGCGGTCATTGCCGTCTTCCAGCTTGCGCAGACGGCGTTCCAGCTCACGCTCCCTGCGGTCACGCTCTTCCTCAAGGCGGTCACGTTCCGGCTCACGATCTTTGTCGTGGTCGCGGAGCATCATCATGCGGCGAAAATTAGTCTTGCCCATAATCTATACCTCCTCAAGAAATGGATGCTGGCGCACCGGCGTGGGAACGGCAGAAGCAGCCAAGATACTTAAACGTGCCAGTGCCGGTTGCAGACGTTGCCACACGGGTAGCGTAGCGGGTGCGGGTGTGGATGCTCTCGGCAGTCGCCTGAGCGCAGTTGCAGTCGGTCAGAGGGTATGCGGTCGTGCCTGCACCTATGGTAATGACCACAGGCGCGTTGATGGTAGTCGTGTCCGGCAAGCTCTGAGCAACCACGATACAATACTTCTCTCCGTTCTGGTATGCGCCAGCAGGGATATTGATGGTCAGCGTGTCGTTGGCAAACGTGACCGCCTGACTGATGACCAAGTGCGGGCAGAGTTTGCAGCTTGTTTTGCAAGCCATAATGTTTTCCTCCTAAAAAATCAGGGGCAGAGGTGTCTTACCCCTGCCCCGATGGTTCACCCGGTGTTATCGGGGAGTGTGTTGGTTAGCAGCAGCCGCAGCAGTTCACGCCCACGTTGGGGTTTGCCACCTGATAAGCGGGAATCGGACGAGGATTGACCCGGTTCAGGATGGTATCGGTCTGCTGGGACATCACGGTGGTCAGAAGCGCATTCTGACGATCCTGAGAAGCGGCGAACTTCAGGCTCTGGTTCTCAGCGGTCAGAGTGGCAATCTTATCCTGCGTGAAGTAATCCATCATGCTGCGGAAGTTGGCGTTGCAGTTGTCCACGATGGCGCGGGCGTTGTCTGCGATAGCCTGACGGGTAGCGCAGTCCTGCTGTGCAATGGTGTACTTCAGGTCGCCGATGAGCTGCTTGTTCTCGCAGCAGCAAGACGCAAGCTGCGTCTGGATAGCGGTCTGACCCGCCTGACGTGCGTTACCCTCCTGCATGATGGCAAGGCTGATGGCGTTGTCGCCGTTGGACACGCTGCGTTCCAGACCGTTCACAAGCTGTGCGTTCTGGTAGCCAAGCTGACAGATCGCCTGATTGGTACCAGCAAAGCCGCCCGCAACGGTAGCGTTGAGGGTGTTCATCTGTGCCAGTTGGTCATAGCCCAGAGAGCAGATGCCGTTCTGGATGCCAGCCAGAGAACGGGAAGTGTCCTGCTGGTAGAAGCCCTCAGACAGAGCCGCACGAGTATCTGCGCCGCCCTGACCGGTTGCACCAGTGCCAACCAGATAAGGGATGTAGCTGTTCATTCCGTTGTCACCACCGTTCCGACCGTAGCCGTTTGTACCCCAGCCGAAGATGATGGCGAGGATGATAACCGCCCACAGACCTTCGTTGCCGAAGAATCCGCCGTTGTTATTGCCGCCGTCCTGCCCAGCCAGATAGCCAGTTGCAAAATCGTCCATAACAAAACTCCTTTCAGTTTTGCGTTATGCTATCCCACCGCCGTGTGCGATGGGCGAAGCCAAACAAAAGCGGTTTTTATCAAGTCCGCAAAACTGAGAAGCGTTTCGCTTAGAGGGATGCGTTATCGGGGCAGCGTCAGGTTCAGGACGCTTGCCAGCTGGTTCAGGTCAATACCCCGCTCTTTTGCGAGGTTCTGTGCCATCGTCCTGAGCTGCGTTTCGTTCTTACCCTGAATCAGGTTCAAGCCCTGCATGATTGGGGCGCTCTGCCCGCCCAACTGCTGGATAAGCCCCATCGGGTTCTGTCCGGCGCGAGCCAGATTTGCAAGCTGCATGATGGGGCTGTGCGTAATCACATCAAACGGAGAGGACATTGTTATTCTCCTTTCTTTGCTGTGGCAGCGGGCTTAGAAAAGCTCTTCTGCCACTTTTCCAGTTCATCCAGCCTGTGGACGAGGGCATCGTACTGCTCAATAGGCACATACTGCTGTGTCGGTGCAGCGGTCTGCTGTGCCTGTTGTACCTGCATCTGCCGCCACGCTTCCGGGCTGTAAAACTCCTGTACATAGGATTCGCAGGTGTCCGGGTTCAGTCGCTTGCAGTAGATCACGCCGCTCCGCAAGTCTGGACAGTAGGTCGGTCTGCCATACAGGTCAGACGGTATCGCCAAAAATTCCTCCCTGCTGGAAACAGGTCTGCCCAGTAACCAACCGCCGTCCTGTACCGACTGCTGAACAGGCTGTTGCCCATTCATCGGCTGCGGACGCTGCGGTTGTGCCTGTTGCATCTGCGTGTTGGGCAGGGGAGTGGCAAGCCCTACCGTACCCATGCCGCCGTAAGGGTTGACAGGCTGCTGTGGAACATAGGGCGCTCCGGGTGTTGGATAATAGCTCATAATACATCCCTCCTTGTGCATCCAGTGTACCGCTTTAAGCCGCCGTAAGAGACAACGAACGCACAACGAAGGACAAATATAAACTGATACAACTGCTACAAAATAGACAAAAAAATAAGGCAAAGTCTAGCAACTGTGCCTGTATCACTTGTGGCAGTTTTGTGGTATAATCAGTACAACAAAACCAAGAACATAGTTTTAGGAGGAAACGACTATGGACGCAAAAACCATCCAGAATCTGGGTAAGCTGTACCGCTTGCTTGATGAGGCCTGCTCCAACCGCGTGAATCAGGCAGACCTTGACAACGCTACGAGGTTTCCCGTGCGTGGCGTGATGATGAAAATCACGCTGGCGCACAAGCTCCACAAGATGACACCGGAGCTTGACAACGCCTGCGCTTACGTCCTGAAGGATGTAGACCTTGAGGACGTGGATAACAGCTTTGCGCTCAAAGCATTGCCGTTGCAGCAGCAGGGCATGTTCCAAATCGGATATATGTCGCCCGATTATAAAACGCTCGGCGTGTCTGCCGTAAAAATCAAAGCCGCTCGGGAAAACGCCGGGCTGACCATTCGTGCGCTGTCGGAGAAGACCGGGTTGTCTACCGCGACCATCCAACACGCAGAAGCCAGAAAACCCATCCGGATGACCACGCTCAAGAAAATTGCTGAGGCCTGCAACGTATCAGTAGAAGAGTTGCAAGGGTAAAAGAAAAGCGCCCACACGGAAAAATCCGCATGAGCGCTTAACTGTTAAGGGCCTCACATTGGAAGCAAAAATAAAATATCACGTTTTGACTTGCAAGACAAGAGTTTCGACAGAACTAGTGAGAATAAAACAAAATCCACCAGCCTAAAAGCTGATGGATTATAAGTGAGCGAGTAATCGCCCTGCCACCGAAGCAGCAAAATTGCGTCTCCCGCATGGTACGCACTGCAAGTAGGCGGGCGGGAGACTGGTCGGCGCCTATCTAGCAACCGCTTTTTTCATTCCCAGATAAAGCACTGGGCTAGCTGGCAAATATCCACCCTAATGCGCTTCTTCGAGAGGCCGGGTGGATTTGTTAAGTATATTATACCACAATTCGTGCAAAAAGAAAAGCGGCAAGCTCTGGAATAGCCTGCCGCTTTGTTGCGTTTGTAGAATCAGCCTTAAACATGCGTCCTACATACACTCAGCTCGTAAAAATATTATATCACACATTTAACATTTTTTCAATGCCTTTCAGCCGGTAGCCTACCGCCGTCCGGCTGTAATGTGTCTGTGCTGCAATGTCCGGCAGCGGGAGCCGCTCAACGTACCGCAGTAAGGCTATCTTACGGTCTACCCTCCCAAGCGGTGCGTTTTTGATGGCGGCGGTCATCCGCTGTCTGTCAAGTCCTCGCAGCGCAGCGGGCAGCACTACGCGAGCCGCCGCCACAGGCAGCACCGAGCCAGAAGGGCTGCGGGAGCTGTCCGGCGTTGCGCACCATAGTGCCAAGCACAGCAAACTGGTGACGAGTTCGACTTTTGAGGCTGAAAAAGTTAAACTCATTTACAAAAACAGCCTGTTTCAGCCATTGTTGTGCGTATGTAGTGCTTGCCATAATAACCTCCTTACTCCTTTTCCAGCGCCGCTTTCATGCGGTCAAAGAAAAACTGGATGACCGCGCCGATGGTCTCATCGGTGATGGCCCAGCTGATGAGCCTGCCGTATTTGCTGGTACTCAGGGCGGCCCGCAGCATCTTGACGACCCACGCCTTGCGCTCTGCGCCGCGTTTCGTCCCCTGAATCTCCTGCTCTGCCCGCTCGATGAGGTCCAGCACCAGCGGCTTTACCGCTGCGCCATAGCCCAACCGGATGCAGCCCAGGGCGTAAAAGATAAAGCCGCCCAGCATCAGCACTGCCGCCACCGGGGCAGGGATAAGGTCAAAAAGCTTAGTTGCCAGTGCTTCCATGATTGGTCACTCCTTTTAACAGATAGTTGTCGATGTCGGTGCGGCTCTTTTGCATCCCCTCGCGGTTGTTGCCGGACAACTGCGCGTCCAGCAGATTGCGCACCCCGTCGAGGGTCAGACGGCTCACCTCGTCGATTTCTTCAAAGCGGCGCAGGTCACGGGCAAGGGCCTGCGTGTGCTGAAGCTGGCCCTGCTCCAAGGTGCCGATGCGCTTGTCCAGCTCATCCAGACGCTTGTTCTGCGCGTTGTCCGGCTCCTGTGCCTTTTTGATGTACTTGTGGATGATTTCCAGCACCTTGTCGATGGTGATGGCTGCAGCACACAGGCTGCCCAGGATGCCCAGCACCCACAGCAAAGCTTCTTTTTCGGTCATTTGCCCTCCCGGAGACGGGTCAGGCCCTTCTTGCGGATGATTTTCGGATAGTTGAGGGTGGTGACGTTGAGGTCTACGTTGCCGGAGATGCCCGGAACGCTGCCCTTGCTGGTGTGCTGGTGAGCGTTGTAGTTAAACGTCACGTTGGGCGTCTTGCCGGTGTAGTCGGCCAGCCAGACGTCATAAGGCTGCAACGCTGCGCCGCCCACATAGAGATGCGCCTTTGCAAAGCTGGTGTAGGTATAGAGCTGGGCATAAAAGCCCATCTGCTCCACCTCGTGCAGCGCATAGGCGGTCAGGTCGGTCAGGCTCTGCTTGTCCAGACTGCCCAGCCGGTTGTCCTCCACGTCCACCGCTACAGGCAGGGTCAGCTCCTTGCCGTAGACCGCCTGCCGCAGCAGGGCAAGCTCTGCATCGGCCATGGCCTCGCTGGTGGCGTAGGTGTAGTAGTAGACGCCCACGTCCAGCCCGGCAGCCCGGGCGTTGCGGTAGTTGGTCTCAAAGGTCGGGTCGATATACAGGCCGTCTGCCCGCTTGGAGAGCTTGCGGTTGGTGCTCACGGTCTTGAGCATTGCCCCCTTGTAGCCCGCCGCAGCCACCTGCGCCCAGTCGATAAGGCCCTGATACCGGCTCACGTCCACAAAGCGATAGGGTGGCGCACCGGTCCAGCCGGTCACAGCCTCTGCCCCGGGGGGTTCGGGAGGTTCCGGTGCGGGCTTTGCCTCTTCGGCATCCTGCTTGTCCCCGGGGCCAAAGAGAGCCCGCACCAGCTTTTCCAGCAGCTCCAGCAGTTTATCCATTGTAGTAGTCCTCCCCCGTGATCTCCTTGTACTGCTCTTCACTGATCTCGCCGTCGGTCACCCGCCTCGCCAGCTCGGCTTTGACACCGGCGCGACGGCTTGCGGGCATCTCTGCCCAGGTCTTGGTACCGGCGACCAGTCTGTTCGCCCAGATTTTGTCCATTTTGATGTCCTCCTTACTTGTTGACGGCGGCATCCAGCTCGCACAGTGAGTCCTCGATAGTCGCCAGCCGCTCTTCCGATGCCGTGTCCTGCTCGCACAGGGCGTCCTCCATCTCTGCGGCAGTCTTTGCCAGCTGCTCCGCCACGGGTCCGGTCTTGTCGGTCATCCGGTAGTGGCGGTCGATCTCGTACCAGTCATAGCAGCGCCCCTCCGCGTCCTCCGCGCTGCGCAGCTTGCGGATGACCCGGAAACTGTCGGTGATGGTCTGGTCGGGATACTCCCGCTCAAGCTGGTGGTAGCCGGTCAGACCGGTGTGAGCGTCGCCGATGGTCTTGAGGACTTCAGCGCCGCCCTCTGTGCCAAAAACATAGTCCACGTCAGGTTCTCCTTTCTCCGATGCTCTCGGACGACGTGCTTCAGGTCGCGGACGACCCGCTCTCCCCGAAACAGCCATTGATAGAGATGATAATTGTTGCAGTGCTGGAGCTGCCCGAGGCGGGAGAGCAGGCTTGCCGCCGCTCTGGGCGTGATGGGCTTGCCCCGCCGCCTGCGCTTGCGATACCGCGCCAGCGCCCGCTTGATGTGCAGCAGATTCCGCTTGCGGGGGATGGTGTACCCTCTCCCGTACCGGTAGCCTACGGCGTCCGGCAGCCGCCCTTTCGCCCGGGCAAAGCCGCGCCGGGGCGGGGCAAGGGGCGTCTTCGGCTGTCTCCTTGCCACCGGGAACGCCTGCCAGTCGCCCTTGAGCTTCAGATCGTGGGCGTTCAGCCAGCTCTCCACAAGGATGCGGAGTTTGCGCAGCTTGCGCTTGTTGGGGCCGAATGCCGTCATGTTGTCCATATACCGGGCGTAGTGCCTGCACAGCCCGCTCTCCCGGATGAGCTGGTCGAGGGGCTGTAAGACGGCGTTGGCAAACCACTGGGAAGTGTACGTCCCCAGCTTTACGCCGTCCCGGATGATGCGCCGGATGAGGTCGAGGACACGGCGGTCCTTGTAGAGCTGCCGCATCCGGTCCATGACGACTTCCGGGGTCAGACTGTCGTAAAAGTGGCGGATGTCACCACAAAACTCGTACTTCATCCCCTTGCGGTCGTACTTCATCCATCGCTGGATGGCGTTCTTTTCCCGGTGCGGCCCGCGCTCCCGGATGGAGCCGCAGCAGTAAAAATCCATTCCCCGCATCATCCTGGGCTGCAAGACCTGGATGAGGGCGTGGTGGACGTACTGGTCGGGCCACTGGGCCGGTTCGCTGATGGTGCGCCATTTCCGGGCATTGGCGTCCCATCGCTGGCTGACATGGGGCTTTTTCGGCTCAAAACCGCCGACGAGTATTCGCCGCAGGTCTTCCACCCGCTGCGCCTTGGTCTCCTCCACCCACGCCGTACAGGTGTTTGGCTTGTGGCCTCGATTCCAGTGGTGGGTGCGGTTCACTTCGTCGATGGCGCGTAACAGATTATCCTCTGAGATTAGCGTATCAAAGAGCCTTCCAGCTCTCTTCATGGGACACCTCCTTTTAGCTGTACGGACGTTCCAGCGCCCCTTGCGGGGTGTACTAGCCCGCTCCCAAAATGCCTATCTTCACCGTGAGGTGTGCGGCTGCCTGTGCCGTAAAATGTGAGGTTGGATAAAATCAAAAAGGAAACGACAGCCGACGCCCCCGCCGTAGCACGACGCGGTGCCGCAGTAGACGAAGAACATACCAAAGTGGGCGTACTGGCTATAGTAACCGCCAACGAAGAGGCAGGGGTACGACGAGCCGAAGCACCAGTAATCGCACGAGGCCTGAGAACAAAAAAACACCGGCAATGCACAGACAGTCCCATATAAAGTTCAGCGCCTTACGGCGCGGTTATCTGCGGGGGCTGCGGCCCCCTCAGACTCCCCCGTTGGGGAGTTCCTGGAGGCGGCAGCCGACGTTCCCGTCGTAGCACGACGCGGTGTCGCAGCCGACGCAGAACATACCATAGTTGGCGTACTGGCCATAGTAACCGCCAACGAAGAGGCAGGGGTTCGACGAGCTGAAGTACCAGTAATCGCACGAGTACGTTGCGTCATTACCGGACGCGGATGTGGGGATAAACGTCGGGAAGCCGCCGTTTGTCTTGACATTGAATGCGGACGGCCAGCCATTGGACGGAACGCCGACCGCCGTGCCATTGCCGCTGTCGCTGAACTCGGAGGGATTCAAGATGATGTTCAGGCCGTTGCCGTTGTTGTAGCAGCCATCGCACCAGTCCAACACGTTATCCCACAGGCCCTCGATGTTGCGGTACTGCGTGCCGCCGTAGGTGGCCCGGCTGCTCTGATCGGTGCCGGTGTGGTAGGGCATCGAGTCGGTGTAGCCCATTGCGAAGGTGTTGCTGTTCGGACTGCATCCATAGCCGATTTTCGCCTGACTGTTCCAGTCGCAAAATTCGACGATATAGAGCAGCCAGACAGTAAACCGCATGGCAAAATCGCTCTGCCAGATGGTCGAGCCGAGATTGTGGATGCCGGAGCGGGCCGAAGAGCGGGTCATGTTCGCCCTGGGGCTGCCGGTGCCGCTCTTATAGGTGCCGTTGCAGTGGTATCTGCCGATATACACCACATCCCGCTCGCCGTGGCCGTCACCTCTGTCCATGTGGGCGGGGCTGACGCTGTAGCCCTCCACCGCGCGGTCGGCGATCTGGATGGTCATTCCCCTGCCGTTTTGGGTCAGCTTGTACCAAAACTTGGGGATGGCTACCATCGTGCCGCCGGTGCGCTCACTAACGGTCATGCCCGCCCAGGGCTGCAAGCTGTCAAAAGGGCTGCCATAGCTGCTTGCGCCAGCGACATACGGCACAGGGTCAGTAAACTCTGCCGCCTCGTCGGTGCGGCTCCACTTGGTGGTGCTGGTGCCGTCCCAACTCGCGCCGTAGATGTGGACGTAGGCAAGCTCAAGGGGATAGTCCTTGTATTCGCTCACCTCCACGCTGCCCTCGGTGGTCTCGTCGCCCAGCGTGGCCGTCACGGTCCACATGCCAGCGATGGGCAGATAGAGCTTGATGCTCCCGCTCTCCGGCACGGTGCCGGTGACGGTCTTGTCCCCGCACTGGGCAGTGACGGTGCTGCCCGCCTTGACCGTCACGGTCAGGGTGTAGTAGGTCAGGGTCAGGGTCTTGGTGCGGCAATACTCCGCCTGCACCGTCTCCGTGGCCGCGCCGGTGCCGAGCGTGGCGGTGACGGTCCACTCCCCGTCGTGGGGCAGGGCCGCAGAAAAGCTGCCGCCTTCCGCCACGCCGCTCACGTCTTTCTCTCCGTCCGAGAGGACGATGGAGCTGCCCGCTTCGGTCTGCACCACCACCCGGGGCAGCACGATGCCGCCCACCGCCGCCGCGTCCGCCGCAGCGCCGGAGATGGTGAGGGTCTTGTCGGTCTCGATTTTGATAGCGTTGATGCGGTCGCCCACGGCTTTGGCGTCTGCGGGAGCGCCCTTGACGGTCAAGGTGGGGTCGGTGCTTACGATAGCCGCTGCATTGTCCGCATACTGCTTCGCCGCAGCTTCACTCTTCGCCGCAGCGTCTTTGCTTTTTTCCGAAGAGTTTGCGGCTAACTCAGCAGCGTCTTTTGCGGTTGACGCAACGGTTGCGGCGGCTTCTGCCTTTTCCTTTGCAATGTCAGCCCCTGCAACATCACTCAAAGTGTTGAGGGTGTCGGCGTTCATTGGAGTACCCTCGACAACAGGTTCATCATTACGAATCAAAGTGATGATTTCTGATGTGCCATCAGATTTCATCATAGTCCAACGCCCGGGATATTTTGCTTTTCGGTCAACAAAATGCATAATAGGGTTCACCTCCGCATATTGCATCTGAACAATAAAGTAAATGGTCCTTTGCCATCGCTTCAATGTCAGACAAAACTTTTTCTACTTGATTGATAACCGCAAAATGATAACTCAGCGCCTCGGGAGTTCCCGGAGTAGAACTTTTGCCACCGCATTTAAAACGAATGGCTTTCACGTTATCAATCCACCGAGTGGCATCCGCAATGGTCAGATAATCATTGATTGTCCAACCAGCTTCCACAGGCACAGTTAAACCGATTGTTCCTGAAAAAATAAGCTTGCTGTCGTCGCCGTAATAAGCGCTTCCATTTGTAATGTTGACGTAGTCGTTTGCGACGACCCATGAGGGTTCGACAGAGGGCGGGTAGAAGTTGTTGGAGGCGGCGAAATAGAGCTGGTATTCGACGCCCTTTTCCAGCGCGATGCTGCCCATGTCCAGCACCACGTCGTTGTAGCCGCGGACAATGTCGGTGAGCTTGTCCACTAGGGCGGTCGTGGAGCCGTATTTGCGCAGGACGGTGCGCATCGTACCCGGCACATAGCCCTTGACGCGGAATTCCAGCGAGCGGAGCAGCAGGCCCGCTTTCTTGGCAGTCAGCGGCATAAAGAACTCGTACTTGGCGGGATAAGTGTCCCACGCGGGGATGTCGCCGCT